TTGGAATAGATAGAACAATACCTTTTGCAAAATCTGATTCAACTTCTTTAGTATGAGTCTTTACTTCATACTTATTAAAACCTTCTTCATCCTTTTCACCAGTAGGAATTTGCTCTGTATATTCTTTAGTAACCATGATAGGAGCTAAAGGTTTTACCAATATATCTTTTTCAAAACTATATTCCAATCCGTTTACCACTGTTTCTAGTACTTTATCTTCCATAATATTTACTTTATAATATCTATTAACGCAGTAAGTAAAGTAAGGTTACTCATCTATATGATTAAATTTGCGCTTAAATATATATCCTTTATGACATATATCCATTCTATCTTTAAAGTTAGCGCAGTTCATATTATTAACAAACGCACAACCTACACAACAACCTTTACTAAGTTCAGGAGTAGCTATATAAGTTTTATTCCTGAAAACATACTCAATTCTATCTGCTTTTTTTTGTTCGTTCTTTTCCATAGTAATACCGTTTTAGGGGCTACCTTTTTTATTCAACGACCGCCAGAAAGGTAGCTAAACTGAGCCTACTTACGATTAGGATTCCCTGGTGCGCTTATATTTTGTGTAACAAAATACTTTCTACTTTACAGTAACTTCTTTAAGCGTGGAATGTACTACGATCCCGTGTACTTAGGGCACATTACTTTGTTAATTTATTTAGTATGATATAAGCTAGACACCCTAACATACCTACTAAACATAGTGCAGTAAATTCTGTCATTTAACTGTATTTATTTCTTTTTTAAACTATTTGTATAATTCTTCTGAGAATGTGTATTCTATTTGTCCTGGTAAAGTAAACGATCTATAATTATCGTCTAATTTATAGTTTTTACTTATCTTACTTAAGTAAAGACAATTAGAATACTATTGATCTTTTTGTCTTATAAAGTAGTAGTTCATTCTTCATTATTTATTTCTGGAGCAGTAGTATAACTATATATCATTGTTATCATACTTACTACATATATAATTGCTAATGTTATCATAAATAAGTAAAGATTAAATCTAAAGTAATAGGACTTACATCATCTACTTTAGTTAGTTCTTCTAATATATCTTCTGTATTCATACTGTATTTAACTGTATCTACTGTATACAGTAACGTATATTTAACTATATTAGTTATTATTATTAACATTTATTATGAATATTTATTTAAGTTTAATAGCTATTTTTTAACATTATTTAAAATAAAAATATATAAAAAAATTTTTTGGTGAAGAAATCTGCGTGCGTGAAGCTGTACAAAATCAAGCCCCCTCTCTCTTTAATCGGGGGAAAGACCCGGGGTACAGTAAATGTGATACTGACCAAATCACAACACATTAACAAACAAACTACACAACCACCTATTTGTTAATTTATTAATATATAGCGCAAACCATTAAAAATTATAAACCCATAAATATCAGCAACTATGAAAGTAAAAGTAGACTATGACAGAAGTGAAATCGTTGAATTTCAATCTGATGCAGACAAAGGACACAATTATTTAAGATTAATATTTGTGCCAGAGAAAATGTCATTACTAGAAAGAGCAGTAAAAGGACGTTCATCAGAATATCAGATGAACTTCTATCCTCAAAGAGATAACGAAGGTACAATAAACCAAGAGTTTGAAGATGCTATCATTAATGCATTTAACAACAAAGAAATCGACGAAGAGCCTGTTTATGTAGACAGAGTAAGTGTACCAATTGCACCAGTTGTTATGACCTATCAAAATGATAGCAGAAGAGGAAACTATTCTAAAGGTGACATAATCATGGAAGGTAACAACGCTAGAATTTACACAAGCATCCAACTTACTTGCTTGATGAAAATTGTAAAAGGTGAGGAAGTACCAATAATGAGTGAAAACGAGCTTAAAACTCGTGCAAATGCTATCAGAGCATATCGTATTGATAAAGGTCAATGGTATGATGCTGAAGAATATTTAGCAAATGCAAATGACGAAACAGAAGAGGAAGAACGACCTGACATCATAGATGATGAACCAGAAACACAAAAACAACCTCAGAATCGTCAACCAAACAGACCTACCAGAAGATAATAAAGGAGCAGTGCAAAAGCACTGCCCTTTTTTAAAAAGAGCCAACAAAACCAGATAGTGATATAATCAATATATTTTATTTATAAAATACTTTACATAATGAAGATTTTAGCTAAAATCATTAAAACAAGTGCAGCAATTGCAGCATTATCAGCAATAGCAGCAATTATAACAGGTATAATATTTGAAAGTGCAAAGCTAACAAGTTATTTTCTTGGAATATTCATAGTACTTAGTCTAATTAACCTAAATATCTATATAATAATAGGTATATTAGGTAAAGATACCAAAGACTTAGAAAACTAAGAACATGTCTATAGCTATGATTAACAATACTATCTAGATTTGATTATCTTTATAGTAACTAAACAGAAAGCTAGCGCTGTAAAGACTAGTAAATTAAATTAAGACTAACCAGAAGTTAGTCACAGACTGGTTAGTCATTTATTAACTAAACAAACTGTGCAAAATTATGTTATTCTAATTTAATTAAGGCTCTTCTAATTAGCCCATGCGTGGTAATAGAAAATATGAAATCTGAGAATCGCAAACTCGCTCAGAAAGTAAGAAGCATAGATATATACATACTGATCAAGTATATATTGATTAAAAGATCAAAAACAAGCTTTAAGTTATAGACTAACTTAATGTAGAATAAGCTTCATATATCTGTATAACATTCCAAGACGTTGAGGACACCAGTTTCTTACAAATAGGTTTAGGACTATCCTTGTAAATGCTTAGCTACTACAACATTGATCTCCAGAATCATAACGCCAGAGTAGAGAATCCCTATTTGTAAGTTTTAGGTGTAAAATGCAAATCCTTAATTTCTATATTGTAAGGATACAGCCATACTATCCTTTACTTTATTATTACTTAACCACACACTACAGTCTGTGAAGATAGTAGTGTTTTAACTGATTATTAACTTAAAAATTAAGATAACATGAAAACAAGAAAACACTTTATCAGAAAGTATGAACTCTTAGCAAGATGTATTCAAACTAACTTAGAGTTATTTATACTACAATAGTAATGCAGCCGAGAGACAGTGGCAAGCCTGACAGAATGCAGAGCCTTAACTACATGTAGTATTAGTATCATCGTAGTGTGTGGTACAATTATTGTAAGCACTATCTAAACTCAGTATGAAGGAGTTTTCACTATTTTAGATTTGAAAAATAGTTCTGAGCATCTGTCACTAGATGAACAAAGAGTGGCAACGTAACTATGCGTAAATAGTAGGGGACAGCATTAGCTGTCCTCTTTATATGTTTAATCAATAAACTAAAAAAAGATATGACATTAGAACAATTTCAAAATCTTAAAATCGGCGACATAGTAGTAGCTAAATTAGTTAACTCAAAACAAAGTCGCGTTAACCCTGTTACTAATATTGACAGAGGAAATCTAAAACTACACATCGGTAAGAGTGGAAAATGGCGTAGCTATTTGCAATTTGAAGTATTAACTGCGGATTACGTAGTTAAATGGATCAAACGAAGAATAGATAGTAAATCATCTCCTCATTTTACTATTGAAGTTAAGAGTGATACCGAAGTAACGTTTAAAGTTCATAAAAAAGTACAATTCAATCAATGAAAAAGTTAACAGAACAACAAAAAGTCAGAAGGCAAATATTATTTAATATGCCTTATTCGTTACTTACGTTTCTTATTAAAGAAAAAGTATTAGATAGCTTTTTAGACGGCAGTAGTAAATATGCTCACGATAAAAAAATAAACCTAGAACCATTATTAAGAGTTCCTAGTATGGCAATTGAATATACACTTATATGGAGACATACAAAAGAAGGACATCATTTTTGGCAAAAACTCAACAATAAGTATAAAAGTATATAGGAAATGAACGATTCTGGCGCATTGTTATTACTATCAGATTATTAGTATACTTACTAATATTATTAGCAATAGTAGTAACAATAGTATTTGTAGCAAATAGTATTTAATCAATAAATAATTATTATGCAAAAGTTAATGTATTTTTTATTTGGACTCATAACTGCATTATTTGCAGCTGTGATGATTATTGAACATCAAGGAATATATTTCTTTGATGAAGAAGTGTACGGACTGTTATATACCGATTACTGGAATTATTGGTATTACTCTAAAGTAGTGATAATCGCACTATTTATATTCTGCGTATTATCTTTTGTATATACACTTGGTAGTGGATATAAAGATAAAGACGATGGATACGAAGAAATCAAACCAAGCTGATCTAGCAGATATTTGGTGGAATAAGTTTGAAAACTGGTATGAAACACATCCAGTAACAAGAGTATTAATTGTAATAGATGCAATATTAATAGCATTTATATACTTAGTATTAACTTAAAACATTATCAAAATGAGTGAATTTTTATTATTACATGACAATGAATCAGGAGGAGAGCCAGCCACTGTAAGAAAAAGTATTATTTCTTCAGTTATGCCATCAGAAGAATATCCAGAAGGATCTTCTATCTATATTCTGACTCGTGACGGAGAAAATCTAGTTCTTGAAGCAAGAGAATCAGTAGAAGAAATCTACTCAATGTTAAACAAATAAAAACATTTATCAAGAATGAAAAGTAAACATGTATTTTGGCTATTTGCAGCAATAGCAGCATTAGCAATTTTTATCAGTTGTGCAAAACCTCATCCAAGAGAAAAGCGAATCCTTGAAACGGATACAATTGAACAAATAATAGCACCAACAGTGCAAGAAGTGCTACAATGGCGTGAGAATTTAAAGTTAGAAAAGTATGTAGATAGTGTGTTCATGGTTATGCCAGAACAAGTACTAACTCAAATACTTGTTACTAAAGGTACTGATTTATCAAATCACGAAATTGTTTCTATTTATATTAGTAACAAAGACTTTTATGATAAATTAATAAAGAGGAGTATGGATATACAAAAAGAATATATACCAGATAGTATGCCAAGGTCCTCATTACCACAAATTAATAGTGATACAATTCACCAAGCCATTAATTATTAGAGTAAAAAGAAGGTTATTCTAGTCTGTGAAGATAAGAATAGCCGTCTTTACTGTGAGAATCAGTGACAAACATGTGGGGCTTATATCTTAGATGTCCATCTAACTCGTGCTGTAGTTAGACAAGGCAACCATCGAGTATTAGTGCAGACGTTAAAATCATGTACTCCAATAAGATTAGTTTGACAGCTATATCTGCTTATGAGTTAAAACTAAGTGAGAGTCATTTTAATTAGTATTTCAATTAAGCTGTATTAGTGTAGAAGTTACACAACGATGTGAATCGTCAAGCCTGCAATATACTGCAATATATTGTATAAACTGTTACATGCCTTCTTTATTTACTGTAAGCGTACAGTAGAAAATGTGTGTTAATATATAATTAAGATTGATAAAACCATCTAGTTGCAGCTAGACGTCCTCAAAATATTGTATAATTAAAACTATTAAATATGAAAGAATGAATATTTTTAAGAAAATCAAACTGAAAATCAGTAGTTACAGAAGGCTAAAAGCCTATCATAGTAACATCAAGCGACTTGCTGAATTAGAATTATTAGATAATCCTAAACGGCAAAAAGAAGTTGCATTACGTTCACAATGTTTAATTCATGGGCACAAATGGAAAAATGAGCCTAATAACAATGAATTAAATATTCCTATTACTAAAAGAACTTACTGTGAAAGATGTGGTAAGTACTATAGTCAAGAAATTTATAAACAACTTTAAATTCATATCAAATGAAATCTTTAAACTTTGTAATTATTGGAATCCCTGCATCAATCAATCAGGAAAGTATTGTAACAGCAGTAGCTCTTATGGCTAAAAAACTTGGTTTATCAGAAGTACATACAGAAATACTTGAAACAAGTAAATTTGTAACTAGTTCTTCAAATAAACAAATGATTGAAAACATCTTGAAAGATGTTATTACTGTGTGTACAGCGGCTGGTCTAATGAATATCGCTGCAATTAATGCCAATTTTTGGAAATTAATTGAAGATGGTAAGTTAACTAGACCACAAATTGAAATGATGCTGGATGAAAAAGAAGTTACAATTGAGTATCTCAACAAAAAGGGATGCGCTTATATCTTTGACCTTTTAGTACAAGCAATTAGAGTGTTATAATCATGGGAAAGACCTATAAAGAATCTCATTTTCCAGGTTCTAAGCAATCAGGAAAAGCAGCTGAATATCAGTCTAAAAAGAGAGTTAGACATTCTAAAATGCAACCGTATAAAAGGGAAAGAGCTATTGTTTAACTAAGAATTACTAATTAAGTAGTTATGATAGAATCCAATCAACACAGAAGGTTATAACGCCAGACCCCTAAAGGTGATTAATACCTACGGACTATACAACGGTCAACCTTATTTAAGGTCAGGAGAAGGAAAAGGGCTAGCTATCAAATAAGGCGTACGAATAGATAGTATAACTTTCTATTTCTTTATTATTATGTGGATAAAAGAAGAACTAGAAAAGAAAACAAAAGAAGAACTAATAAGTATCATTATTCAAATGCAGATAGATATTCGAGAAGAAAGAGATGAAATCTATCGCAGACATTTATCAGATACTTTATGGGGTTAATTCATTCACTTAAATAAATCAATTATTAACAATTAAAATCAAAAGAATTATGAAGAATTTTATGAATCTTGTAGGAATTATGTTAGGTGCAACAATGTTATGTGACAAAGCAACTGATGGAGGTTATAACTTTGAAGCTGGAATGAAAGCTCAAGAAGAAAAAGACGGTAAAGTTGAAGCGGCAGCAGTTGCAGAAGCTAAGAAACAGATACAACAAGAACAGTTAGAACGTGATTCTATGGAAGTAAAACGTAGAATCAAAGAATGTGACAAAGCTGTTTCTAAAGCTGAAAGAAACGGACGTTTTGCATCAAAACATAAGAACATTATGAAGGACTTTTCTGAAGAACTGAAGAAAGCTCAAGCTGAATTTGAAGCTACTGGTGATTACAAAGCTTGGGACAAAAAGTACTCAGAACTCACAGACAAGAAAGACGAAGCTATCGCAAAAGCGAAAGAAGAAATCTTTGGTTCAAGATACGAAAATATCTATCTTTAATCAACATCCAAATTCTAAATGCTTTTATGCTAAATAGAATAAATGTGAACCCTGCAAACTATATAAGTCGCATTGTCGCATTAAGGAGTTCAGGCAAAATGAACTGAATTGACAGTTCTATTCAATGCTTTTATGTTAGTAATAGGATATTATGCCTACTGATCATGTGCTATAAATAGATCATTCTTTATTTAAATGCTTTTATGCTAACAAATAAAGGATAGTCTCATAGACGAAAAACAGTAAGTATATCAAAATACATATACATATAGTACTTTATGTCTATATTTCAATTGAGTCTCTAGCTTGCTAGATGAGCACTTGATATAATATGTATTCTGTCAAAGACTATAAATTCTAAAGTAATAGCAGCTTTATGCTATTATATACTAGATTTAATGCTTTTATGCTCATAATCAACAGTATGTACTATTACTTTAGGATTACCTTATTAAGTATAGAGAGCTTGATCGTTCTCTATGCTACTATTGACTGTTAGGTCATTATATGCCTGAGCAAGACGAGTCTTCGCCGACTCTACCTCCACTATAGAATAATAACAAGGGGGTATGTATGTATTGATTGGCAGAAACAGTAATGAATAGGTCAATAACGTCAGAAATGACAAACATTTTGTAACAGACTATACTCGTATCGCAGCGTGATACGATAAGTCAACGGCTAAGCTAATGTCGTAAAAAGCAGGTTACGGATCGTGCAAATGGATAGACACAGGTAGACAATACTGAAGAGTGCGGGTTCGAGTCCCGCTCCGTAAACAAATATTATCAAAATTAAAAACAAAGAGTATGAAAACAGATTATAACAAAACAGCAATCATTCCTTTAGATTATAGCAAAGGAAGTAAAGGTTTATGACTAGCAGTTAAAAAGAATAATAAATATATTCTGAGATTGCTAGCTATATTTGAAACAGCTCTCATTGAACAAATCAAAATAAGTAACAGAGATTTGTTTGATTATAATGTATTTTACAATCTGAAAGAAGCATTATTAGATTATGATTTTACTTTAACTAAAAAGAATTATAATCAATTAGATGCTTTAGCTTCAATAAATGAAAAGAAACATTATGAACAATACTTAAAAACATTTTGTAGATGAAAAAGACTTTAAATCAATTAAAGGCAAGTAGAAGGAACTTATCTCTTATGCTTTTAGCTGGTATGATTACTAATCTGAAGCACATTAAACATTTTGTTAGAGATACGGAAGTAGCAATAAGAATAGATACTCTATTAGCAGCTATAGAAAGACTTCAATCTTCAATTAAAGAAACTACTTATGAATCGTGGTCGGCATAAAAAGAGTAAAGAAAAAGGATTCAATACTCAAGCAGAAATCTTAGGCTTTATACAAAAAGAGCTTTATAGATTACTAGCAATAAGTGAAGATATATTAGCATATAGTGCACATGATTATTATGCAAAAGCGAGTATTAGTAGTAATGATGGAAGAGACTATTATGAGATAGTTGCACGATATATTAATACTAGGGATTATCTTAATTATTTTATGAGTAGAATCATAATAACACTTAATGGAGCAACTGTTAAAGACGGTATCTATACAATTAAATTTGAATTTGGAAGTAATTCAAAAATATTTAAATATAAACATGAATAAAAAAGGCTTAAGAGGTTTTATTAGGAATAAATTGCCTAAGACTTGGGAAATTGTTCTTACAAGAGAACGTAAACTTACTGCGTTCATTGAGTATGTATATGAAGCAACTCCATCAGTAATGAAGGGAGGTAGAGGTTGGCGACGTGGTGTACATAACATTACAGTCGGATACAATAGATGCAAAATCTATGAAATGTTTCAAGCTGAAAAGAGTAAAGAAGGCTTGATATATTGGGTAGGCATCTATAATAAAATTAAAGATCTTGAACATCAAATGAATTAACATGGAAATTGTTCAATATGTTCGCTGGACTGAACCAGGAGAGCGAGAAAGACTACAAGAAGTAATGCGGCAATGCAGTGGAGAAATGGAATTTAGAAAAAAAGTAGCTTCTGAATTCAACATTAGTCCAATGGATGCAGCAGTTGTAGTAAAGAGATTCAAAAATGAATTTATCAAAATACTTAAAACAAAAGGATTATGTTAAAAGCAGGTATGTGGATCGCACAAGGTCCAGAAACTAATGTATTGCTCCTTTTAAGCGGAGTAGAACCATTATTAGAAGTAGTAGGTGCAATTGATCTTAATTACTTTAAACAGAATGGTAAAGCTAAAGATCTTACTAAAGACAGTCCTGAAGTGGTAGATATTATGATGTATCCTGAAAAGTATACATTTGCATTACCATCTATTACTGAAGTAGTTGATAATGTAGGTATTGGTGATTTACAGACTCTAGAAGGCTTAGGAGAAGATTCTAGAAAAGATAAAATCATCGAAGAAGGTATTGCCTATTATAAGTCAACTTTACCATTATATGGTATAGAACAAGCCAAAGTAAGAACTAGACTGCATTTAAAGAAGAAATACAGCCTGAAAATGTCTCAAGCTAACTATGTATTCACTGTAATTTGTAAAGCACTAAACAGAGAACCATAATGAGCGATTTTAAGAGACTTATTGAAGCACTCAATGCTGAATTAGAGGAACCTTATAGGTTTACTTTAGACAAGATTGTATCTTCTGCTAATTTTGATACTAAAGTATTAGGATATGCAGATAGTGTATTAGATGATTGGGCAAATATACCACCTGATTTAAAATCTAAGATAGTTACTAGTAATACTTGTCTAAGTATCAATAAGTGGATAAATAGAAGACTATGGATGGATATTCTTAATAATCTATTAGAAGATAAAATATTAAGTCTTCAAACAAGATTAGTAAGAGTAAGGATTGCTATTAATATGTCATTGAAAATGGCATATCCTCTCAATGAAGAAGAGAAAGAAGAATGGAGAGAACATATCTCAGATGTATTCTATAAAAGATGTCTAGCAGTAAATAATTATTATAGCAAAGAAATCATAAAACTTCCCTTCTGAATTTAAGGATTGTAGTTATTGGGTTAACTATAATCCACTAAAATTTAGCTATATGACACAAGAAATAATAGATCTAGTAGAGCAAGCTAAACAAGGTTCTCAAAAAGCATTTAGTAAATTATACTATAAGTATAAAACTGATATTTGGTACACTATTATGGGTGTAGTCAAAAATACAGATATTGCTGATGATTTAACATCAGTAGTATTTACTAAAGCTTATGAGAAATTATCTATGTATACTCAACATATTTCATTTAATATGTGGTTAAAAACTATTGCTGTAAATGCATCAATAGATTATATACGTAGAAACAAAAAAGAGCAATTAAATAACTATGTTGATGAAGATGAAAATCCAATTCAACTATCTGCTTTAGAAAAAAGTCCTGAAGAAGATTTGATTCTAAAGGAAAAGTTAGATATAGTCTTACAAGCTATACCTACTTTAAAAAAGAAATATAGAGATTTAATTAATGCTCGTATAGATGGCTTATCTTATAAAGAAATAGCTAAAGAGCTTGCAATGAATGAATTAGCTGTAAAAGGTGATTTAAACAAAGCAAGACAAAAACTTAAACAGAAAACAGATTATTAACAAATACTTTCAACAATTATGACTAGTTTTTGTTTACTCCTTTTAGGAGCAATAGCATCTTTTATCATTTCTAGAATGTGTAAAAGTGCTAGTTTGTACGTATTCTTAGTATGCGTACTTTTACTAGGCTTTGTTGTAGGTACTGGAGTAAAAAAGGTAGTTGCAAATACCTCAGATACTCCTTCTCAAGAGTTAGTTGTTACTATGGCTCCTAATCCCACATCTCAAGGTTCTACTGCTTTTGTAGGGACAGTAGATAACCAATCTTATGAAATGGGTCAGGAAGACGGAGGTGAGACGTTAGTAACAACTGATAGAGAAGATATACCTACCATGCCTAACAATGCAGAGATAGAAGATGACAGTTGACTGCACTTAATTTCATAATTTAAGTGTATTAATTGTTAAGTTATTAATTTATTTAAAATCATAATCAATATGGCAAAAAGAAATAAAGGTGGAAAGACTCCAAGTGCAAAAGCAGCAAGAAACTTAGAAGCTTTGAAAAAAGCTAAAGAAGCAGTAGAAGCTTCAGCTAAAGTAGAAACAACAAAAGTAGAAGATTCTAAACCAGAAGAAAAGAAGCCTGAAGAGAAACCAGCTGAACAAAAGAAAGGCGGTATTTATCAGACTCCTACTGGTAAAACAGCATATGAAACTCATATGTTGTGTACAAAATCACCGTATATGAGTTTACTTTCTCTCAAAATTGAGAAAGACAGTAAAGGCATTGAGAATATCAAAGCTGACTGGAAAAACAATGAAACTAGTGAAACTACAAGTGTACTTTTCCCAGTTTCAAATGTAAAGAAAGGAGACGGTATTGATGTAAAACGGATCAAAGAAGGAATTAAGAATCCTATTCCTGCTAAGACTCCTGAAGCTAAACCAGCAGAAGAGCCAAAGAAGGAAGATCCTAAACCAGAACCAGTTGACAAAAAGCCTAAACAGCAGAAGTCAAAGAAGGAGAAGATAGAAGAAGTAGAAGCTGAAGAAATTGATTTAGCTAGTACTCCAACTATCAAAACAAGCAACTCTCCTGTACCTAACGTTGTAACTCAGAACAGTGACAGAATTGATGCAAATCACTCAGTAGATTTAATGAATGCAATTCTGAAGCGTCGTGAAGAGATTAAAGACGATCGGGCAATGTATCAAGCAACAGGAAAACAAGCAGACCTTATGATGTTTGTATTGATTCAGAAGTGGAATAACCAGTTCAAGAATGATGCAAAAGAACAAGGTTTTGCTGTGAACGAAGAAATGTTTAATTACTTAAATGATACAGCTTCTTTGTTCCTCGGTGTTAATTTACTTCCTAGTAAGACATCAGATGGACAGCTTGAGATTAATTTCAAAGATGCTGTCGCAAAGACAAATCCTGAAATGCAGAAAGCTTTAGAACAAGATGCTAAAGTTCCGCAGACTCAGGAAATGCCAAAACCTGAAGAATGTGTCACAGATGAACAGAAAGTAGCAGCAATGTGTACTATTATGAACATGCGGCACAAGCAGAAGTCAGGAGGTATAGGTAAGAATGTAGCAAATATGATTGAATTTGCACGGGAAGCCTATAAACTTGACAAAGATGCAGAACCAGCACAAGTATTAGCAACTGTATTGCTTAAGATGAAAGAAGCAGGACGGAATGCTACATTACTTGAAGGTTGTGCAAATGCTATTTGGGGTAATCTAACTGGTAATTTGTCAGTTTTAGCATCTCATGCTTGGCTTAAGAACCAATTAACAACATACAACGATGCGCAAGTTGCTAATGTTGTGAAAGTATTCTTAGCTAAGAAGATTGCTGATGAAACTGCAAAAAACAATAACTACGAAGAAGAAGCAAAACGGTATTCTCAATTAATTAGTGGAACTAATGACGATCTGATCAATCGTATTATTACTTCTGCTAATAACGAAGGTAAAGATGAAGACAAACTTGTATATCCAGAAATCAAGGGTCTGAATCTTAAAGGTAAACACATTTCAGCAATAAAGACTGTAAACAATATGCGTATTGCTTATGGAGCAGAAATGAATGATAAGATGTTGAAACAAGTAATGCAGAAAGTATCTGGCTTGTATACATCAACTTCTTTAAATCCTCTTACTTTCTATGTTGAGAAATCTGCGTATGCTACTAAAAAGTAACAATTAACGCATTATCAAAATGAGTAAAAAACCAACAGTTTTATTTACGCTAGCAATGCTAGCTTTCGGTGGATATGTAGGATTTGTAACTAACTATACAAATACCGCCACCGCACATGAGTATGTGATTCCGAAGTTCACAGATGTACCTCGGACAAAAGACTTTAATATTGATATTAATTTGAACAATAACGCTATAAAATTAAATGGACAAAGCAACCCAGAACAAAATATCAATGTTGAAATCAAAAAGAAAGACAGTATCATCTATCTAACTTCTGTTGTAGAGAAGGAAGTACCTAAATACATTAAGGTAAGAGAACTGCCATCAGTTAAAGAGAATAAAACCACTTGTACGGATATTCTCCAAAGACTGAAACAACAACAATCAGAGAAGATAAATCTGAGTCGCAACTAGAATAGCCAATGCGATTATAGAGCTATAATGGTGTATATCCAGAGATATCTAAATCAAAGGATTAGAAAGTAAATGGTTAGATTGCTTTCTTAAAATTAAGATAGTACAGAATATTAGTAGGAATAGAGTATAGCTACAACTATAGGCTATTACTGAAAGTATAATAACTTATTGTGTTTATATACTATCTATAAACTGAAGAGGCAATAAGATAGAGGGAGAGCGTGTACAACCCTCTTGTTTTTGGTGAGAACCGACTGGAGACAGAAACAGAAGACGCAATTAGTAGAGAGCAGTCTACAAAATTAAACAGTACAAGGGGAACGAAATCCTCTTAAGTTACTCGCAGACTTATCATAGTTTGAATCAAGAAGGAGTAATAAACACGATGATGCCCAACAAATCGTAGTGTCCAAGACTACGTGATGAACATTATCGAGCATATAACGCTCTAGGGTAGCTCCAAACTCCCCTTTACGACATAGATCGTATAAAAATGTCAGTATAGTGTTCTATACTTATCTAAACAGTTATATTGTAACTTAATAAGTTTAGAGATAGTATATATGAAGGTACTTAGTTATAATATTATAGCACTACTTATTGAAAAAATATTGATAGATTACCTGGATTAGGCGTAAAGCCTATGCACAATGTTATGTTAAACAGTACATAGCTAATCCTAAGCTTGTATTACTATACACTCCAGTATAGAGGGATAGAGTGACAAAGTGAGTAGTAGATTGTGTGCCTATTGGCTGAGTAGCAATGATCCAATATTAATAAATAAGGAATCCTGCAACGGACCTCTTTAGGAAATAAGGAGTATGTGAGTTCAAGTAGTATTATAATAAACTCAGTTGTTATCTTATCTGAGTATAAACCTAGAGTGCTTTGCAACAGGAATATAAAGATAACTAGCGGATGAAGTGCGCAATAACACTATTTCAATACTAAGCGGAAGACATAAAGCTTAGAAGTACTAAATTATTCTTATCCAGAAGCATAACTGGAGTTTTATCAAATTTGCACAAGGTGAGATACTCTATCCTTAAGAGTATATGTGAAAGTGAGCATCGCCCTACTCCTAGGTTGAAGAGAAGCAGACACATTAAGAGACGGACACGAAGCAGATCGGAGAAAAATCTGTGTATTGCACTAGATAGTAGTCTTAACGGGAAGTGACAGAATGTAAATCTATTTAGGAAGTCTTTATTACGAGAGAATTAACATGTTTAACTTAACTAATGAGGAAGTTCAATGGTAGGTTTTAGGACGAGTAGTGATAAGATGACGAAAGTAAATCCAAGCCACCCTCGACTGTACAATATAATTGCTGACATTAGAACCATCTAAAGTATATTGCGCAACAATGTATGTAAAGTGACGCTGATTCCTTACATTAAAGGATGATAGGTGGAAATCCTAAAAATTATGTGCAGAATAAGAACAAAGTCGTAAGTACACGCAGCAGTTAGAGTAAACTAACAAGGCTATAGAGTGGGTGTTTTGAAATATAAACAGCTCAGTAATAAAACCGGTAGAAGCATTACCGATAGCTAATTATAACATTTGTAAGTTATAAAGCATATGCAGTACTCCTCACTATAACAGGAAAAGAGCACGCTATAGTGACTGTTAGGCTCTTAAAATAATCAGGAACTAGCATAACATTCGATTTTCAGATAATTTCAGTTATAATGTTATTTGATGGGTATAAATCTCCTACCGTTGGAGTCCCGTTGTACCTCTTTAGGTATTAACTAGCATAACATTCGATTTTCAGATGTCGAATTACATATTTCTTTAGTTTAGTATTAATAATCTTATGAAGAACGGCTGACTCATCTGTCTAATGAGTAAAGTCCTACGGGGAATGCCGAGTGAAGTAATAACATCACGTTCTAGTAGTAATATTAGTAATATGAAGACTTATTTTATAGTTTTTCAGATTAATATCAAATCTTAGCAAAATTACGTTATAGAGTTCATATTGTTTGAATACAAAAGTAGCATTTGAAGTTTAATTTTAAACGAGAGATATAAGACACTCTACTACTTATATGAAGAACTCTATAGCTCAACTTTTTAAGTAAACATAGTATTAACTAACTCCGTAGGTAAAATCAATTACGGAATCAAGAAAGGAGAAAATTATGGATAAAAATTATGAAAGCGTGTTTAAGAATCCTGAAGGATTTACTCAGCAAGAAGTAGCATCATTACGTACTAAAGTAATTGCTTACAGCCGGGCATTAGTTGGTCGGCGGTTAGCTATTCCTGTAAGTGATAATTTGGATTTGAATTACAAGAAGAAACTAGCTGGCGATATGACAGGTCTAGTACTTGCAAATCCTATGAAAAAGTACATGATTGAAACTGTTGATTTATTCAATGTAGATATCGTGCGGACAGCAAATGGCAAAATTGTCATTATGTTCAATAATGATGAAAAATTGCAATTTGACTTACGGGCTGACGTAGATACTATTCTGAAAGCTGGTCCGAAGGATGTTCAGGACGCTATTCTGAAATTTGAAGCAACAGGAGAACGGAGTTTCTTCTGGAATGTGAAGATGGTAACTGAAGTTGTCACTCAGTTAAATCAAAGCAATTTAACTGATCTTAACAATTTTATTGATGAGTTAGCAAACCAAGGTGCTTCTTTGGAACAAATCAACAAAATTACTAAGGACGACACTGAAGCTTACTATAAAAGCATTGACGAGTAATCAATTCTTAAGTATATAAACTATGGCAACAAGTAAAAAGCCAATAGATTCATATCACTTACAGATGTTACAGCTAATTATGTCTGATCCTCGTATTCAAAATAATTTGCTAATGGATGGGAGCAAAACAATTAAAGTTGGACACGATGGAACAGTATTAATAGGACGCCACAAATATGGTTGGGTAAATAAGTGGTTTAACTCCTATTACGTAATAGACTTTTTTAGTTTAGTACAAAGAATAGCTTTTATCATCACAGGTGTAGAAAGTAACAATTGTGATAAGTCAGGTTTGGTTGGGTTTCTGACAGAAGCAATTGATAAAGTACTTAAGAAAGATGAAAAAGAGAAAGTAATCGAGTTACTATTGTATTATTGTACATTACTTGATGAAAACAGTCCATTGAAATTGACCTATGATATTACAAAAGATGACCCAGGCTTTGATAAAAATATGGGTAATAGCAAGCGTCGCAGAATGGTTGGGATAGCTAATGCTTGTATTGACTTTGGGTATGAAAGAATACCCGTTAATTTGCATGTTGAAGGAGATTTATAATCGAATATATACATTTGGTTGGGTTCGTATTAAGTAGAAAATAATTGAAAACAACATAAAACCAGTAAGAGTATATACATTTGGTTGGGTTCGTATATACTCTTACTAAACTGCCTCTGATAATGTTACTAAGGTAACTAAGTGTTGGAAAGCCGAGAGAATAAGAATCGGATGCCATATCGAGATGTGACAGAGGCTCTAGAATTTGATCTTGCCTGTCTTAATTCTTAATTTTTTGTAGTATATCAGTGGTCTGTGAAGATAGCTGATATTTTAAGTTATTAAACCTTGATCAGTTTAATAGCTACACAGGTAGACTTTCTAATATACTAAAAATAATTAATTAATTGTCAAATTATTAAAATCAAGTATATATGAAAGCAAATAATTTTATTGAAAAACGTGATAAACTATCAGCAGATATTACTAAGTATTGGAATATTATTTCTACTGAGAATGTAGTAAATCGTAACTATAAACGTACTTACGATTTGAAAGAACTTTATGAAACTATTAAAGGTCTTACGGATGAACGAGTAATAGTTAAATTAAAGATACTATGTATTAATATGGGATTGAAGAAATTCAGTGATTTACCTGTTGATTGTAATCAATTAGATGTATTTAAACTGTGTGAATTGCAGGAAATGAAAGTACATCTTAGTCGTATACGAACTTTGAATCCTGTTCTTAAATCTAAGAAAGGTAAAAAAGCTCTAAATAAGACTGAAGTTTTAACTTCTAATTGGGTTAAAGCACGAATAAAAGAACTCGATCTAGAGATTCTGAAGTTGAAAGAGAAATTGACTAAGTTCAATGAGGAAACGGATTTTGATGATTCTGCTGCTCCTATGTGTTTAGCAGCTTAAAAAAATACAGAAAGAAGTATATCTGAATATAATTCAGAACGACATAGATGTGTCAGGGATGGCAGGATGCTTGCACAGCTAAACTGACTATACTTTTTCTATGAATTAATTGGGAGCGGTAGAAGGAGTACGTACGGGAAACTTTAAAACATTAATCTACTTAGCTCCCTTAGTTATTAATTTTTAAATATCAAATTATTATGAATCAAGAAACTAGAAATAAGAAAAATGCTAAATATCAGCAAAACTTACAAAAACGTTATGGATTAACTAAATCCTCAGATTATAAAGCAATGTGTAGTAAAGGAATACCTTTATCAGAAAAAATTAAACCTATGACAAAAGAATATACAACTACTCGCCGTCATGATAAAATAGTAAGTAGAGAAATATATACTTATAAATGGACTCCTGAAGCTACTAATGCACGTAAAGAGTATCATAAAACAAAGAATGGAATAGCTAGTATTCCTAAGAAACCTACACATCAGTCTGATAAAAAGGATAAAAAACAGTTATTAGAAGAACGTTCTTATTCTGATTACCATAATAAATTGGTACAGAATTTATATGGTAGCAATAAAGCAGAAGTTATTGCTAAACAACAAGCTTACGTAGCAACTCATGAAGAGAATATTAAAAAAATAATTAAACAACTTCAAGAGCATAAGATGTCTAAAACACTACATTATATGAAACAAAGACCATATAAAGTAGTTATATCTACGTATGATAATGAAGAGTTTAAAGTAAGCTATACTAACCTTCCGGTTAAACAACTTACTGAAGTAGTTACTAAAATAAATAAAAAGTTATCTAAACATGATAACTATAAATGCATTACTATTATAGATAGAGTAACTTTAGAAAAGAAATGCTTTGCTAAACATTTGCCAGAGATAAAGCAAGCAGCGTAGAGCGATAGACTTTTAGCAGGATAGTCTATAAAGAATCCTGCCTCAAGGGGTGTTCAGCTAGTAGGCAAGCGCAGGGTACAGGGAGGAATATTAGAGAGACTCTAATACACTATTTATAGTGCTGCAACCAATCGGCATCATGGGTTCGATTCCCATACACTCCACTAAATTTATACGCTATGAAGATAAGAGGAAAAACAGTATATGTCTATGATATTGAAGTTTTCCCAAATGTATTTCATTGCACAGCAAAGAATACTGAATCAGGGAAGTTTCATAAGTTTGAGATATCAAGCAGAAAAAATCAATTATCAGAATTAGTTGATTTCTTTCGTGTACCAAATATTAATGCACCATTAAAATTTGGAGATCTCTATACTACTGAAACTCAAATTGATTCAAATAAAATCTTTGCAGGATATAATAATTTACATTATGATAATCCTATTATTAACTATATAATAGATTATTATGATATACTTAAAAATAAACCATATCTAAGGATATGTGATAGTATTTTTAACTTAAGTAGAACTATAACTACATCTCAAGCAGATGACAACATAGAAGCATGGAAAAAATGGAAATATCAAGTATGGTATGATTCATTTGATATACTTACTATGTTATATTCACAGAAATTGCGTGTTGGATTGAAGGAAATGCAAGTAACTATGCAATATCCTAATGTTCTAGAATTTAATGGAGACTTTAATAAGTTTCTAGAAGAAGACAGAATAGAAGAGATGATTGAGTATAATGTGAATGACGTTAATTCTACTGAAAAATTATTAAATCTGTGTTCTGAAGATATAGAATTAAGAATAGCTATCGAAGATGAATATAAAGTAAGAGTACTAAGTAAAGATGGAGTAAACATTGGAATGAAAATTCTAACGCAGAAATATCTTGAAAAGACTAGTCTATCATGGTGGGATATTAAAGATTTAAGAAGCCCAGCAGATGTCATAGACCTAAACAAAGTAATATTGCCTTATATAGAATATAAAGATCCTATACTTCGTAATGTACTATCTGATATGAAAAAACAGATAGTATCACCAGGTAGAAAAGGATATGAAAACAAATTCGTATTTAGAGGATTAAAATATTCTGTAGGAGTTGGTGGTATTCACTCTGAAAATAAACCTGAGATAATTGTTCCTAGGGAAGATGAAATGTTAATAGATATTGATGTTGCATCTCTGTATCCTAGTATGATAATAGAGTATAAATTCTACCCAAAACATTTGGGTCCTGAATTTCTAGAAGTTTATAATCAAGTTAAAGATGAACGAATAGAAGCAAAACATAATGGTATTAAGACTAAAGATAAAACGCTTAAATTAGCATTAAACGGTCTTAGTGGTAATCTACAGAATGAACATAATTTCTGTTATAGTCCATTTGCAGTAATGCAGATTAGAATAAACGGACAATTACTACTACTTATGTTAGCAGAAAGATTATCTGATATTGGCTGTAGAATAGTACAGGCAAATACAGATGGTTTATTTGTTCTTCTTAAGAAGAATCTGTATGAAAAATTACAAAGTATATGTAAGGAATGGGAACAACAAACGAGACTAACCCTAGAGGAAGATCGTTTTGAAGCTATGTATCAGTATGCTATTAATGATTATATAGCTGTAAAAGAAGGTTATCAAGCAATGAAGAAATTGTTTGAAACTGAACCAGAAAAAGCTCTAAATAAAAAAAAGAAGCCTTATACTTCTTTAGATATGATTAAAGATGATTATATTAAAGAAAAAGGTATGTTTATTACTAAGGTTTTACTTGGTAAGGGAATGTCTGCAAAGATTATTCCAGAAGCTATTAGAGATTATTTTGTTGATGGTATTCCTGTAAAAGATACTATCTACAATTGTAAAGATATTAAGAAGTTCCTTACTTACCAGAAAGTAGATAAGAAATTCTCTGTAGAATATAATGGAGAACTGATACAAAGAATCAATAGATTCTATGCATCTACGAATGGTCCTTATTTATATAAATGTAAAATAGTAAATAGAGATGTTGAGATACCGCAATATCTTGTATATCTCAAAACAGGAGAAAGTATAATAACTACAGATCCAAATCAGTTTTACTATAATTCTAATGTAGAACAGATATTACCTTATAGTTCAAAGATTATAACTAAAGGTACTAGAGTAGACTATACTAATCTACTTACTGCATCTGGTGTTACTATACTAAATAAATTTGATAATAAACCTATAGAAGAAAGAAAGATCAATTATCGCTACTATTTAAAGGAAGCGTTAAAGATCGTTGAAGAATTAAAACCAAGACAACTAACGTTGTTTTAACAAATATTTCCAGATTGTATCAAAAGTTAGTTCATAAAGTACTATATTATGATACTAGAATTAGATACAACATTATTAGATATTTTTGGAGAAATATCAATTAATCAGTTAGTATTTTTAACTCTTGTGTTGAATGATAATCAAAGTAATAATCAAGACGTTCACAAGTTTCTCAGCCGAATAAGTGAAAACGACATACAAGAGTTAATCAACAATGACCTTATCTCCTTTACTACTTCAGGAGATAATAAAATTTATAGTCCTACAGAAAAACTATTATCAAGTGTAAAACAAGATAAGACATGGTTTGATGAGTTCTATGAAGTATTTCCAGTGTATGTTATAAGACCAGATGGTACTAAAGGTTTTTTACGAGCTAATATAAACAAGTGTCGTAAAGAATATAATCGTATTGTTGGTAAGTCTAAAGCAATGCACGAACACCTTCTTCAATGTCTTCAATTTGAAATTGAAAACAAAATGATAACTGGTAAAATTGGTTATATGAAGACGATGTGGAAATGGCTCACTCAACATGAGTGGGAGGTTATTGAAGAGCAAATGAGTTATGAATCTGAAACACCTGTAAATTATGGAGAATACGGAACAAAATGCCGTTAAAATACTACCTTTTGAGTCAATATCTCAGGTAGCAAATAAATCCATAAACTACATTAAAGCTAGAAAAAATCATAGTATAGTATCATTAAAAACTAGATGGGATAAATTCAATAAAGCTACTGGCGGAATTGAACCAAATATGATATTTACTATAGCTGGTATATCAGGTAGTGGTAAGAGCTCAGTTGCAAATATGTTAGTAATGGATTTAATTGATCTTAATCCTGATCAGGATATCGTAGTATTATACTTTAGTTTAGAGATGGTAGACTACAGAAACGTTGGTCGTGTAATAAGTAATAAAACTAAGAAAACTGTATCTGAATTGTATAGTTCAGTAGAAACACTTAGTGATGAAGACTTATTAAAAGCTGAATCGGCAGCTGAAACCATTAAGAAATACAATATATACTTTGTTGATAAAGTATGTAATGTAGAAGAAATAGGTAATACTATAGATTACTTTCATAATACTGTAGCTAACGGTCGTTGGCTAATAGTAGTATTAGACCATGTTCTCTTAGTAAATGGAGAAGGTGGAGAAAGAAGTACAATAGTCGATTTACAGAAAATGTTTATACAGAAGAAAAAACTTTCTAATACTAGTATAATACAGCTTTCACAGATGAATCGTAATATTGAAAGTCCCGATAGAATTAATAATCCAAGCACTCACTTTCCAATGAGAAGTGATTTATCAGCATCTGATGCAATATTTCAAGCTAGTGATTTTGTTATTGCTGTTCACAGACCAGAGATACTTAATCTAGCTATATATGGAGTACGTCGTCTACCTGTAAAAAATAAGGTTTATATGCATTTCTTAAAAGTAAGAGATGGTGAACCCTGTATATTAGAATTTGAAAACGAACTTCAATATGGCAATCTAATTGAAACAAATACTGCAAGTGCTGAAGAACAAAAAGTAGTATTTAAACAAATTAAAAAAGGCTGATTATGAAAGGTTTTACAATTAAACTTCCGAAACAAAATATTGACCCTCAGGGTTCTTTGAAAAATCGTATATTAAACGAAGTTAAAAACCGCTTACCGTTTGCTAAATGGTATGGAATTCACACTCCGGAAGATCCGGAATACAGTATATCATATGCAGGTCCTGAAGACTTGCTATGTTTTGGATGCAATCGAAATGCACATTTCTCTGCATTCAATAAAAAATATTATCGACCGACATGTTCATATGATAATTCACTCACATGTCCGTTCGCAAATCGAGCATTTAAATTGCGTCAATATGATGCTATTTCAGAATTTGATTTAGCGTTGAAACGACTAGCAGAATATGCTAAGATCATGGAAGACTATGAAGAAGATCGTGGTTACGATTTTACTTACATGGGTCAACCTGTACGTATTTACCAGAAGTTTATTCAGATTGGTTATACAATCATTCCTATTGATAATCCTAGTCTGTTTTTGAATAACTATCGTAAAGCAGATAAAAATAATATAGTAAATGTTATTATTAATATTAGTAACAGTACTACTGTTAACAATATTCTCAACAATGAATAACGAATAACTTTACATTGTGTAAAATTTCAGTTTTTGTCAGATAATTTCAGAATCTCACAGGTAAAGTGTTAACCTATTTTAATATGTTAATACTACCAAAAGAGAAAAACAAACCAAAGGTTAACAATCCAAGATTCTTAATCTTGTTTGGTCGACCTAAATCAGGTAAAACTACTTTATTATCAAAGCTTGATAACTGTCTTATTATAGACTTAGAGGGAGGTTCAGAATTTCTAGAAGCTCTCTCTATTCAAGCTCGTACTATTGAAGACTTAGGTAATATATCTAGAGCAATTGGTGAAGAAGCAGCTAAAACTGGTAACAAACCTTACAAATATATTGCTATAGATAATGCTACTAGATTAGAAGAAATGTGTCTAGGTTATGCTAAGGTATTATATCGTCAAACTCCAATGGGTAAATCCTATAATGGAGATGATATACGTACATTACCAAATGGTAGTGGATATATGTATCTTCGCATGGCAGTTAGAAAAGTAATAGATATGTTTCGTAATCTATGTGATAATTTTATTCTTATTGGTCATACTAAAGAAAAAATGATTAATAAAGAAGGAGAAGAATTATCAGAAATGGCACTAGATTTAGTAGGAAAACTAGGTGATATAGTATGTGGTGAAGCAGATGCTGTTGGTTATGTCTATCGTAAAAAGAATGAAACTATTATATCTTTTGAAGGTGGAGATAACTCAGTAAGAGAAGCCAGAGCTCCTCACTTACGAGGTAAGAAGATAGTTATCGCAGAAAGCGATGAAAATAATGATATTAAAGTTCACTGGGATAAAATTTATTTAGACGAGTGCGCAGCCTGATTTAAAAACTTAAAAATACTGAAAAATTATGACATATAGTAAAGAACGTGCAGCAAGTATTAGCAAAAGTGATATTAAGTATATTCCCGCTGGTATTATTGAAAATGTAGTATTGAAGAGTGTAAAAACAGAGGTTTCTCCTAATGGTAATCAGTTCTTAGAAATTGTTTTTGAGAAAGATGGAGCAACATTAACTCATACAGAGTGGAAACCTACACTTGGTGGGTTTGTAACTACAGAAGAACAACTCCAAACAAAAATGGATAAGCAGTATTCTCGTATGTTGCAGATACTTAACTGTTACTATAAGGATGAAGAGCTTGACTTTAATGGAGAAAGCTTTGAACAGTTTGCTCAGTGGATTACTGATATGCTGAACAAAGTAGATAAGAGTAAAAAACTTAGAGCGAAAATAGTATATAATGATAAAGGATATACTACTTTGCCTAATTATGCTAAGTATACTTTTATTGAGCCTATGGAATTGCCAGAAGGTCAATCATCTTCTATTGCTATGCTAAATATTGACCAATTTACAAAGCCTGTTGTTGCAGATAAAGAAGTAAAGAACGATAATCCGTTTAGTGCAACTTCATCTGAAACTAATACGCAAGCTCTTACAGATCCAACAAATGATCTGCCGTTTTAATAATAGGTAGATTATAAATTATATAAATAAGGGTAGTTAATAGCTACCCTTATTCTTTTTTAATCATTAAAAAATAAATCATCATGATAGAAATTGAATATACTACAGATATAGAAAAAGATAAACCTGCACAATCTAGTGCTAAAGAACGAAAACAGGATGAATCTAAAACTAAAACAGATACTCAACAAACAGAAGTATCCGAAGCTACAGAACATGATAATCAGGTTGAAGATCAAGAAGAAAATACAACTAAAGATAATTCTTCTTATGATCTATTAGTTGATTCTAGTACAAATCCTAAAGATCTTAAACCTGGAGATATATTCTATGGTAGTATTAAATTCATCAATGTTAATGGTAAAAAGTGTGAAAAACAAGGAATTTTTTTAATAACTAGTTCCAAAACTAAAGGAAAAAGACAACAATCTAAAGAATTTACTTTATGTGATTGTGTTGGTAATGAACAGAATGTATGTAGTGGAGCTATCAAAATAGCAGATGTAAAAAGTGAAAAAAAGAAAAAGCAAATAGAAAAGAAAGCTAAAGAAACTTTTAGAAATAAAGAAGATGCTAAAGAATTAGTTGATAAACTAGAGAAAAAGCAAGAAGAAGAAAAGCGTCTAAAAGAAATACAATTTTCTTTTCAATCATTAGAACCAGAAGATAAACTTAAGAAGTTAATTGAAGCTGGTATGAACAATATCTGGATGGTTGGTCCAGCTGGTTGTGGTAAGTCAACTATTGCTCGTAATATAGCTAAGGAATTAGATATTCCTTACTTATGTATCTCTTGTGGTATCGGTACTTCAGCAACAGAATTTATAGGATATAAATATCCTACTCGTGAAGCAACTAAATTTGCTGAATTCTATGCTAAGAAGTCACTGATTCTTATAGATGAGATGACAGCACTCGATCCATCTGTAGCACAGGTTATTAATGCAGCATTAGCAAACGGTGAAATAGAGACTACAACAGGAACTGTCTTACGACATTCTGAGTGTATTATCGTTGCTACATCAAATACTTTCGGTAGTGGAGCAGACCGTCAGTATGTTGCTAATAACCAATTAGATGCTTCAACAATTGACCGATTTACTGGAGCTATAATTGAAGTAGATTACTCTAAAAAATATGAGTCACAATTTGATCAAGAAGTAAGAGATTATATACATTTATTACGTGCTTGTATCAAAACAAATTCATTACGTCGTATTGCTTCTACTCGTATGATTCAAGCAGCAGAAAAGATGAAAAAGATAGGTATGTCTGATTGGAGAGATTTACTTATTATTAATTGGTCTGATACTGAAAAGAAAATAGTAGGACAGTATGTTGAACAGGTAAAAAGCAATAGACTTAAAAGAGCTATAGATACAGCTATTAAGCAAGGTTCTAATTGGGCAACATTTAAAGCAGCGGCATAATGGAAGAATTAAACTTAAACATTAATATAAATTCATTAGATGAATTTTATAGAGAATGTGATAATATTGAAGGTGGTAATCCGTATGAAATAGAGAGAATAGAAGAAGATGATGATGTTGGTTTCAGAGGATTATCATTAGAGAAAATACATAGCTCTAAGTATAGTTATACTGAAGGTCTAGAAAATCTAAAGAAGATAGAAAAAGATATAAACTTAGGTGGTCGTAAACATAAATATAAGTATGATGATTCTGATGGAGATGATATGAACTTTGATCGGTATATAGAAGGTCTACCTAGCCTAAAAAAGAGAATACCTACACATGGTGTAGGTACTGGTAAGTTCGTTAAACTTCATATTTCTATATGCGAAAATTGCTGGTGTTCAGCGAAAGCATTAATGATTAGAGCTTATACAGCAATGAGAATTATAGATATGCTAGAATCTCAGGGATATAGAGTACAAATATCTGCGTATGCAGATAATGAAGATCCTGGTACTCTAAATGGTCAAAAAGTTAAATATCTTGGAGTAGAAGTTGTAATTAAGAAATTTGAAGATCCTTTAATTAAAGGACAAGTTCTTACAGCAATATCTCCTTGGTTCTTTAGATATTGGATGTTTAAATTCTGGAATGCTAAATTTATGATGAATTGGGGATATGGACATTCAATTAGACCAATAAAAAAAGAGTCTACTTCTGACATTTACATTCGAACTGGTGAAGCTTTGACGGAAGAAGATGCAGAAGAGACTATAAAAAGAATAAAGGCGCTATTTGATGAAGTCGAATAGCTTCCAACTACTAGGAGAACTGACAATTCTACATGGAACTATCAATTTAAGGATATTAGATAATTTATGGACATAATGATTTATTTTTTAATAAACAGAGTGGCAGAAGTAAATAAAAAATCTATCTCTGGATAGGCGTGGTTCGATTCCCGACTAGTAGCAAACTAAAACAAAATTGCATATGTATAGTAGAAAGCGAGCAAAACTCCCAGATAATATTACTATAGATTGGATACTTTCTAAAGTAACAGAGTATGATATATATGCAAAATATATAGGTCAATTTAAAGTAGGTATGATATACAATAGTCCTTTTAGAAAGGATAAAAATCCATCATTTGGTATTTACTATAGTAAACGTACTAAACAACTACTTTTTAAAGATCATGGAACAGGTGAATGTGGTAATGTAATTAAGTTTGTATCATTATTTACTGGTAAAACAGAGTATAATGATATATTATCTGATATAGTAAATAAACTTAATATTACTAATAACACTAAACTCGTTAGCTCTAAGCAATATATACCGTCAACTGAAACAGTAATTGGTGTAGTACGCCAAGAATTTACTGATGTAGACATCAATTACTGGAAGCAGTTTAATATTTCAATAGATACTCTAAAGAAATTTAATGTAAATAGTATTAAATATTATTTATGTAATGGTATAGTAAAGGGTACTTATAAACGAGAAAATCCTATGTATGCATATAAGGTCTATAATAACTTTAAGATATATAGACCATTAGCAGATAAATATACTAAGTGGAGAAACAATCTTACAGACTATGACATCCAAGGCTATGAGCAGTTGCCTCAGAAAGGTGATATACTATTTATCACAAAGTCCATGAAAGATGTTATGTGTTTGTATGAAATGGGTTATCCAGCTATTTCTCCATCTTCAGAATCTACCTTTATTCCTAAAGATGTATTAGAGCAACTTAAGACGCGTTTTAAGCGTATTATAATACTATTTGATAGGGATGTAGCTGGAGTAAAAAGAAGTCGTAAATTAAGCCGAGAAACAGGCTTAGAAGCAATGTTTATTAACAAAAAATTCAAAGCTAAAGATGTATCTGATGCTGTTAAAGCAAATAGCTTTGAAGAAATAAAAAATTGGTTAAATGAAACTATTAAAAACTATAGGTAAAGTAATAGCATTACCTTTTGATTTAGCTCTAATACTTGGAAAGTTATTATTGATTCCAATCAAATTAGTAAGTGTATTGTTGCATGGAGAATTTATTGAATGGAATAAAAAACGTAAGTTTATAGGAAATTCAATTAAAGAAATGTTTAAAGCTTTCAAATATAATAAAGATTATTCTTTCTTATATTCAGTAGGATTTACGGATGAAAATGGTAATTTTTCTGAAAGAATTGAAACGTTTAAAGTAACTAGTGATAGTATGCAACATTATATTAATTATGCTAAAACAAGTCTTAAACAAGAAAGTGCGTAATGCTACTAAACAAGAAATAGATGGAATAGTATTTCGATCTAAGTTAGAAGCTTATACATATTAGAAACTAAAGGAAGCAGGTATATCAGCTGAATATGAACAGCATAGATATACTTTACTTCCTAAGTTTATATACAATAACTCTACAGTTAGAGCTATTACTTATTTACCAGACTTTGTAGGAAATAGTTTTGTTATAGAATGTAAAGGATTTGCTACAGATTCTTGGGCAAATAGAGAAAAACTATTCAAGTATTATTTAAGCTTGAATGAACCAGATACTAAGTTTTACTTAGTAAAGAATAAAAAACAAGTTGATGAATTAATCAACAAATTAAAATCTTAAATTTTCAGATTATGACAAAGAATGAATTTATTAAAATAGGAGAACAGATAATTGCAAAACCTAAAGGTGCTGATTATGATTTGATACCTGGTAAAGTATATGATCTGAGTTGGAATAGATGGGAAGATTCACCTATATTTAAGGAAAATGGTGAATTAAATCTACCAAAGAAAGTCTATTCTACTAAAGCTGATGATATATTTAAGAAGCGTATTATGACCTATTTTAATAAAGCAAATACAAATACTACTGGTGTAATGTTAGCGGGTACAAAGGGAACTGGTAAAACTCTGATGATGAAATCATTAGCTAAAGAATCAGGTTTACCTATTATTGTAGTTAATTCTGATTATCCAGAAGGCAAACTTATTAAGTTTTTTAAGTCCTTTACTACTCCAGTATGTGTTTTGTTTGACGAAGTTGAAAAGAACTTCAAAACTGAGTATATGCTAGATTTCTTAGATGGAGTTGAAAAGACTGCACAGAAACTAGTAATTATGACTTGCAATGACTTAAGCCAAGTTAGTCAGTATATGCAAGATCGCTGTTCACGTATTCGTTATTTACGTCGATATTCTCCTGATGAAAATGCTGCATTCTTACCGATGTTAGCTGATGACTTTAGTATTAAGAACAAAGAAGAAGTAGTAAAATTCTGTAAAGAAAATATTAAACTACTTTCTATGGATAATATTATTTCTTTCATGAGTGAAGTCAAAATGCTAGAGGATGAAGATATTAGCCTTCAAGAAATCATAAACATTATGAATATCTCTACTGAAAACATACCAACTAAAGTTAGTGATACTGTAGAATACGATGATGAATGTGATGACTGTGATGAATGTAATGATGGATATGACGATTATGAATGTTGTGATGCAGCGTGAGAACAAATAAGGCTAGATATATTCTAGCCTTTTAACTTATATAAACATGAAAATATGCGGTATAAGTGATATACATGGTAATCTCATTGAGAATATACCTGAGTGTGATGTACTATGTATATGTGGTGATATAGTAACATTAAATGCTCAAAGAAATATTGAAGCATCTAAACATTGGTGGGAAACAAAATTCATAAAATGGATAGATAAATTACCTTGTAAGAAGGTAGTTGTCATACCAGGTAATCATAAACTTTTTTCAATTATTTACGTTATATAATATATGATTTAAAAATATATTATATGAAACAAAATTATACTTTAAATGAACATTATTTTGACACTATAAATAATAACGAGAAAGCTTATTGGTTAGGATTTCTTTTTGCAGATGGCGCAATAAATAACAATACTATAATCTTTGGTCAAAATGAAAATAGAGTTAATAGTGTTATCGCTTTTAAAAATTCAATATCTTTAAATAAAGATATTAATGTAAAACAACCTAAATTAGGAAAAAAGTTTTATTTTTGTCAATTCACGAGTAAACATATGGCAGACAAATTAAAACAATATGGTTGTATTCAAAACAAATCATTAACTATTAAGTTTTCAACATCTATCGTACCAACCGAATATATAAACTCTTTCATTAGAGGTTATTTTGATGGTGATGGATGCATTTGGGAAGGAAAGCGAAAAATAATGTTGATAAAAGATAAAGAGCATAAATCTGGTAAACGAGAAAGAATAATACATAACGTAAAATTCACAATAACTGGAAATTATGAATTCATAAGTTCGTTACAAGATTATTTATGTAAACAATTAGGCTTTAGAAAGACAAAACTAAATTTTTCAAAAGCTAAAATAAAGAAGCATATTTGTACTATGGAATATTCAGGTAGACAACAAATACAAGCTTTCTATAATTACATTTATAACAATGCTACAATTTATGAAGAACTTAAACGTAAAAAATTTGAAAATATAATTTGTGCTTTTGTAGAGAAATCTACGATCGAAACTACACTAATTGAGGAGAAGCCTGAGATGGTTATCGTCAGCCAAGCTGCATAATTGCAGAAGGTTCACAGACTATTCCTGAAATGGAAGTACATTCAAGCGAATGGAAACGTATAGCTCTTAACATGTAATGATGAAGATGTGAGATAGTCGGTTCTCATACGAAATGAAGTATGAGCTATATGGACACAAATTAGCGACTTGTGTTAAACAAAAAGGATTTTTACTTAGAATATAAGTATAAATTAAATGAATGGAATTCTTTTAAAGATTATATGCAAGTTTTATCTAAAGGTAAATTAGTATTTCTTATAGATGAAATGTATATATACGAAGGTATTAAATTCTACGGATCTCCTTGGATTAAGCCAATTGAATTTCAAGAGGACAGATGGGCATTTAGTAGATTTGATACTTATGAAGATATACCACAGTGTGATATACTACTAACACACGATAATCCATTTTGTAATAAAGCTCTAGATGTTTTCTCCTTTGGAAAGAGTAAATATCATTTATATGGGCATTGGCATGATGGATCTAGTGATGTAAATTCTGGAAGATACAATTGTTCTAGATTGAATAATTGTTATAGTTTTAAAAAGAATTATGAATTTGTAGTATTAGATATTATGACAGAAAAAGAAAAGAAACAAGTAGAACAAGCATTCTTAGATAAACTTATTAGTCAAGCATACAATAATAATGTAGCAGATTGGCTTAAGACATTTAAAGAAGTTGAACTACAACAAGATAAAGAAGATGAAGTAGTTTGGGATACTTCGGCAGAAGTTCCTGAGTCAGCTGTAATTAGCGACATGGAGGATTAAGTATGAACAAGATGGTAATTGATACTCCTTACTATGAGGATATGTCTCGTTACTCTAATAGTGATATTGGATATTTTCTTAAAAATGGACCAAAAGGTCTAAAAGATTACAAAGAAGGTAAAGTAGCAAAATTAGATTATAATTTCCTTGAAAAAGGAACTATGATTCATGAATATTTACTTCAACCAGAAGAATTCTGGAAAGATTATATTATTCTTGATTTTGCAACACCTAAAGTAAAACAGCAAAAGGATTTATTAGATGAGTATCATAGACTTATGCAAGTAAATCCATTAGAATCTCAAGATAAGCTTAAACTATCTGCTTATAAAAAAGCTTATAGTAATAAGAAATCTGATGAGAAATGTATTGAAGAAGCTGAAGGTCTTATTATGATTTATCAAGATTACTTAGAATATCTAAGTAAAGTAGATGAAAACAAAAAGATAATTAGCTTTGCCGATTTACAAATGCTCAAAAAGATAAAAGAGAATATTCAGAATCATAAAAAAGCGAATGAGCTGTTGTTTAATTTACCATCTACTTTTGAAACTCATAATGAGTTCCATATTAATTGGGAAGTAGAAAAGTTTCACAATATCAAATGTAAATCTCTATTAGATAGAGTGTGCTTTGATCATGTCAATAAGAAGATAATTCTTATTGACTTAAAAACTACTGTAAATGTATATAATTTTAAACATTCAGTAGAAGAATACGATTATTATAGGCAAATTGCTTATTATGGATTAGCAATCCAATGGTATATGCAAGAAGTATTAAATCTTAATTCTGAAGAATATGATTTTGAAGCATATATTATTGCTATCGGTAAGGATGCTAATAATGAAATTAGAGTATTCAATATGAAAAATGATACTACTCTCAATGAAAAGATCGCTTCAATATCAGAAGCTCTCCGAAGAATCTCAGAACATATCAGTACAGATCAATGGGACCATACACTTGAGTATTACGAAGGTGATGGAACAGAAGAACTGTAATGATAATTGGAAATAGAACATTAACTACACGTTATATACTTCCTTTTCTATTTGATTCTAATAAACTGTTTAATGATAAATATAAGTTTGTAAATGCTTATATTTCTGATATTAATAGACCTCATTTAGATAGTCATATATTTGTTTTATTTGAATATGATACTAACATATATAGTAGTGTTAATAATTATATGAAAGAAAACAAATATTTATATGATAGTAAACTTATATCTATTAATGGTATCTTATATCAAGAGTATATATTTGTAATTCCAAATGAATATAAAAATGTTATTCAAACTATTAAAGATGGTTTCTATAATGATATATCTTATGAATATAAAGAGAAGATTATTCTCTTTTGGAAAAATATGTGCTTAAGCTATTTAAAAGGACTATTAGAAATAAAACATGATATTACAGAGTACAAAAGTTTAGAAGAAAAGGGAGAAATAGTAGGTGAAGAAGACCCACCTGCAAATGAAATAAACTTTTGGACAAGAAATATTTTTGCTTATTAGTTATATTTATGGGTATAAAAAAGCCGTAGAATCTGTGAAGACCTACGGCTTTATTTTTTAATCATTACTATTAGTTGTCTTATCCAATTGACTATCTAAGTATTCCCATTTAGTTCTAATATCTTTTGATTCCCATATTCCTCTTAAACCAGGAATAAATTTTATTAATGTTCTCTACCATGTAGTCATTTCTTTATATGGACCTTTTTTAATTTCTTCATCATCCCAATTATTCTCAATAGAGAATGGATTTAATAGTTTTACAAGATTACTAACGTTTTCTACAGGTGCTATTGCAGCAGAAGGAGATTTAATTTGATTAAAGAAATCCATAGGATTGTATTCAGCTCTTTCTTCAAAACTCATTCCTGCTACTCCGTAACCAATTAACTGTAATAAGTATTCATCTTCATCATTATCTGCCATTGGCTTTAACCAGATAGCTGATAATATAGAATACATCATTACTAGGGCTATCTATATAGCTGTTCTTCTAAAATTATATGATTCAATACTGTCAATACCTTTTCTGTGTTTTTTTCTACTTTCTTTATCTTTACGATATTTTATACTGTTATATATATTATATGCAAATTTATATAGAACTCTAAACGTAGATTTATATTTAGCTTCTATATAATCTTCTACATATGGGTTATACTATCTTGTAGTTAAAAAGTTATCTTCAAGATTGTTAATGAAGAAAGAACGATGCATAAAAACAGCTGCTCCAAAAGCGTTAGTCATCATCTTAGTCTTATCTTCTGTAGATAACACACCGTCGATACGATTAGTTAAGAATTTAGCTATATTTTTAACAGAATTCTACAAATTCTAATCATTAATTAAATCAGAGTATTTATTGTACTTACTTTTTATAGATAGTTTACCATCTTTTACTTCATAAACATCTAACAAAGTAAATGTATTGATTCTATCAAATTCTTTACTGCCTTTCTTATAATCATTAGGGTAATACTAACGTATATACTGTCTTCTAGATGATATACTATTCATTTGAGGAATATATTTATAGTCAGCATATACAGCGTTTACTACAGGAGCTTTAACTATATAATCTACAGCACTCCATCCACCCCATATTAAGTATTTTCTAAATACTCTAAAAGCACGATTGTACTATAAGTATTCTACTTTAGAACTTACATCTCTTGCGATTTCATTATGTTCTAGTATAGCTAGACTAAGGTTATTGTGTTTAGCATCTCCTAAATGATATAACATATTAGGTATATTAAAAGTGTTAGTAGCTAAAGACTTAAAATATTCTTTACTACTAAAATACCTACCAGCTAAAGCTTCCACTACTGATTTATGAATACCCTAAAATAACGCTTTAGTAATAGCAGGAATGTTATTACCTAAGTTAGAAGCAGTAGCATAAGCTCTAATATTATCTAATATTTTAGTGACGGATATATTATACCCTAGCACATTTACTGCGATAGGTCTTTTATACTAACCATATAAATTCATATCTAGAAAATCCTAGTATCTTTTATATAAGTTACTCTTATCTCCAGTAATATCTTGTTTAGATCTAGTGGTAAAATTAAACTTAGTAAAATCTCTTTTAGCTATTTCATTCTTTATCAGTTCAAAATCAGCTTGTTTCTCATTTTTTAGACGATAGTTCTCAGCCATCCTAGAATATTCAACTAACATACCTACTAAGTTTCTGGAAATATGTTCAGGATCATCTAGAGCTTTTACATAGTGCGTCGGTACAAACTACAATTGAGATCCATCTGGTTTCTAAGTAAAGTTATCTAGACTATATTCAGCATCATCCTACTTAGCTATAATATTATCTAAAGCAAAAGATTTTATACCTTTAGCAAATTTATTACCTCTAGTAGTAAAATCAACTATATCACCAGTAATCTGTGGTAATTTATAGCTTTCACGCTTCTTTAAATAGCTAATTTTATTATTAGCCTCATCCATAGTACTTACTATCAGATCGTATATTTCTTTTTTCTATTTAGTGTTTGTAGCTTCTTTGAAAGCTTTTGTGTTATCGTATAAAGATTTTTTAGGCTGATAATATTCTGGATCCTCAAAGTTATAATTCTAGTTAACCAATTCTGAATTTTTGTCTAATTCCTAATTCATTCTACTTAATCTCATTTCTACATACTAAGTATCTTTAGGAACTAACATCTTATAGTAAGATACAGGGCTACGTTTACCATTTATCCAGGTATGAGACTTTTCAACCCATTCGTCATACTCTTTTGTACCTAAACTTTTATACTTCTTTTTATCTGCATAATATTCAGGTGTTTCTACTATTTTAGCTATCTTAGAAAACTCAGAACTACTTCCTTTATGTTTGCTGTATAACGCATTTAACTCTATATCTATCTCTAATAATCTAGCTTTTACTTCTTCCTATAGTTTATAAGCATCTGTTAAAGGCTAATTATTATTTCTACCTAGACTTAATAATTTTCTTCTTTCTTCTGTTAAATCATCGTACTTTTGCTAATCTTCTCCCATATTAGCTCTTTCTAGACTCTAAAGTAGATTAGTAAATTCTTCAGTATATTGATAACTAATATTACGCTACATCCACTTGTTAAATAAATCTTCAGATAATTCTTGTTTCTTTTGATCTATTATATTCTATATTTCTTCTTGAGAATACTTAGTTGATTTAATCTTGCCTTGACCAATAGTTTCATAAAACTTCTGCAAGTCTTCTGCTATTTCCTTATCTTCTCCAGTCTTAAGTTCTCCATTTTGATAATAATCATTAGCTAAGTTTCTTTTTACTGAGTAAAGACTATCTAACTATAACCATTGTTTATTTGTAAGGCGTTCTAAATGTGGTCCAGTTTCGTCAGTAACATCTTCAATCAAAGTATTTATTTCAGTGTTAATCTACTTTAGACGTAATCTAGTATTTGGATGCAATTCATTATATGCTCTATAATACTCTGGTTTGAATTTACGTTCACAATGCTACTCTAACCACTATTCTTTTTCTTTTAGATAGTTATAATAGTCTTCTAATTCTAAAGCTGCATAGTTATTGTCTACTACTCCATACTTTGAATCTAGATCTGATAAGAATTTCTTCATATCCTATCTAAATTGTCCATAATTTCTATCTCTAACTAAGTATCCAGTAGTATTACCATTATTATCTTTTTCAAAGTAGAGTAAACAATCCTTTCTATCAATTTTACTAAACTATCTTATTAATGTTTGAGCTTTATCATTAGCAAATCTACCCACTTCATTATTGATATCTGTCATAAGTCTATGAGCTAATCTGATAGCTAAATCATCTACAGACTTAGTACTCTATAATATTACACGCAGGTAATTAATATCAGAATTAGAATTATTAAGTCTATCATTAATATAAGATTCTACATCTTCACTAGGTACTTTATACGCTTCTGAATACTACTTAATTAAAGTTTCTACTTTACTCTTTAAAATACTATCATACTTACCAGATATTTCTAAGTAAGCTCTATAAATTAGGTTTAATCTAGTATTTAACTAATTGTGTGTATCTTTATCTAGATCGTTGAAGTATCCTTGTAGATTTAGTCTCTTGTTGATTTCATTAATCATAGGACCATAGAAATCTAAAAAATCATTCTAGAACTATAATAGACGTTCATTACTGATTAAATCTGGATTCATATACGCATTTCTAATACGCTTTACTACTGGTTTAAATGCTATTGAAGCTTCTTTAATAAAATCAATTAATACTTGTATATCTTCACCTTTCTAAAGCATATCATGATACATATCAATCTATTGCTGTAGTTTAGCCAATTGCAATGGTGGATAGTTTTGAGTTCTTAAAGATCTATAACGACCATTTAAACCACTCATAATCTTATCTAGTATCTTTTTGCTATCTTTAGATAATTTATTCAGTTCTGGATCACTATCTTCCATATAGAATATACCATCTCCAAGTCTATTTATATCTGGATTACTATTTCTATCTTCAATAATATCTGATATTTCATTGATAAGTTTTACAGAAGTATATCCTTCTATTTTATTAACTAATTTATTCAATCCTAATGCTTTAACTATATTAGATAAGAATTTACGCCATATGGGCATGTCATACTTACCTACTAAGTCTCTAAAAGCAGTATTAGACATTATTTCAGATATGAACTCTTTAGGTGATTTTAATCCATAATAAAGTCCTTTACGAGTATACTCTTTCTAAGGGAATTTATTAATAAGCTTATTGTAAATACTATCTACATTAGACCTAAAGGTACTATTATTATCATATTCAGATACAGTATAAGCATGAATCAGCTCATGGTTGAAATGCTTAGTAATATCTTCTGTAGATTCTCTATTAAAAGTTTTATCTAATACTTCTATTGTATTTGTATTAGCATTATAAGCCATAGCCCCATCTAATTCACTTACTAACTTTACTTTTATATTATTTAGAAAATCAGATGAAAACTACTATGCTAAATCTTTTGAAAATTGATCTTGATAATACAACTCACTATTAATCATATTAGACACAGTATCATTAGCATTTGTTTCAGTAAACTGTTGAGGAAACATAGCAGCTTTCATATCAGTACGCTATTCTATTTCTTGAGGTATATAATGCTAAATCATAGCTTTAATAGCTAACTCTCTATTACTATTAAACTATTTTAGATACTATAGAAATACAGTAGACTAAGCTCCATCAGGAGCCTAGTCAATTGCATAACCATTATTTTCAGATACTATATAATATGCAGCATCTTCGCTGCCCAGCACAGTAGTTAATTCATCTACTGCTGCTTTAACTTCTTTACTTTTTAAATTTAAACACTGCATAATTATTATCCATTACATTCATTCTTTCTTTGTTTACCTAACTATATTAGTCTGTTAAGAATTTTATCAGATTCTAAAGATTTTACAAATTCTTCTGTCGCCATTTCTTTAGGAAAAGTTACTCTATACACATCTTCAATAGCCTATCTACCATATTCGTTTATTTCTCTAGTTCCGATACCAGCAAAATTGTTAGTGAGTGCAGGAGTATCTGATTTAGACCAATTTCCATCTATATTTTTATACCACTATAATCTTTTCTGATCAAATACATATACAGGTTTCCCAGCCTATATAGCCATTTCTACAGCATAACCTGTACCTCCTGTAACAGCTACGTGAGATGCCAACCTAGTATCATTTTTTTTATTCGGGAATAGTTTCTATCCTTTATTTACTAGATTACCTATAGCAAATATAGCATCTGCGTATTTAACCTATGCCCAGTTTCTAATCAATCTGGGATCTTTCATAGTAGAGTATTGATAACCGTAATTGGCTTTAGCAGCTTGTGCTACTTTATATCTACCCTCTTCATAATCTTCATTGCTAATTTCAGTATTACCAGCAGGAGCATTATATTGAGAAGTTTCTCCAGTGTAGTAATGTTTTGATATTACTCCATATTTTTCACCTATTTCTCCCCATACACTATCTGAACCCTAAGCACCACCTGAATGATTTACATAATCAATAGACTGTACTTTTGCAGTATCTACAATTACAGGATCGTTCAACTTATTATCTGTTACAATGTATACATTTTCTCTAGCTCTAGATACAGCTACATACTTAAGCTATTGTTGAGTATCAGTGTCAAACTTAGCACCAGTAATAGTATCATAATATATCATAACTTTGTCATATGTACCACCCTATGACTTGTGAATAGTATGAGCATACCCATAGTCTATAGATTTCCTAATCTTAAGTCTACCATTTTCCTAGTAATCTTTCATAGTTATAGTATTCAACTTAATATCAGATAAAGCCTTTTGAGCAATGCGTACAGTATCAAAATCTCTAGACATAAATGCTTTAGATATCATCTTATTGATACTTTCTATTTCATTAGCTATAGCTTTTAAATTCTAAGTACTAGTATTATTATCTAACACAAATACCTTATCTGATACTGTTTCATTATCCATAGCATTAACTAATGTAACTTCGTATCCTTCTACTTCTGCTATTACACTACCATTAATAACCGATATAATCTATTTACTTATCTTATTGCTAACACTAGCTACTTTATAGTCTATGCTATTACGTATTATTTCAGCTTGTGCTTCTCCGTCATTCATAGTAACATTATCATATCCCATAAGTAAATCACCTACTTCAATTTGATTAGGATTATCTCCATATAATTGCTTTCTGATCATGTCGTTTACTGTAGGTATCATAGCATTAGTAGCACTAAGTATTCTAAAGTTAAAAGGATTAGTTTTATATTCATTAGAACTAACTATATCTTTGATAATCTAGTTTGGTTGTTCACCATCGTGCATATACTCAACTCCAAATCCATTTACTAATTTAGTAGTAAAGGATAATGATTTACCATTTCTTAGATTAGTAGCTTCTTCTAGAATAGGATTATCACCAGTTCTTTCTACTTTAGTAAGTTCTACATTAGTAGCTTTATTCTAGAATACAGGAGATATTGCGTTATCTGATACTGGTGATAATTGAGCAGGGTCTCCTATGTATATTACTTGAATATTATTTTCTTTTTTGAAATCTTCAACAAAGTTATACAAACCTTTACTAACCATTGAGGCTTCATCAATTATAAGTAATCGACCGGGTTTAATTTTAGGTTTACGTATTTGTTCTGTTTTTAATTTCTTAAGATCATAATTGCCACTATCTAAATCAACGATAGGAGATAAGCCAAATGCAGAATGTAAAGTAATAACCTAAGATTCTGGATTATTCATTTTAGTAACTGCATTAGCTCTGTGAGTAGGTGCACTGAATAGTGGCTCTATTCCTATACTGTTTAAATATTTATTGAATATACTAATAATACTAGTTTTACCAGTACCAGCGTATCCAGATAATGTCACGCTATTATCATACTTATTAGGATTGTTAATAAAATCTTCTAATACTAATAACGCATGTTCTTGTTGTTGATTTAATTTAAACGGAGTATTTACAACCTTACCGTTTCTAAATGTAATATGATCTCCAATAATATTAACAGCAGAAGGTTTATATTCAACAGTTTCTAAGGCAATAGAAGTAGGAGCAGTAGATGCATGATTCCTAGTTGGAGCACTCTGTAATTCTTCTATACTGGTGTTCAATGCTACTGTAACAGGTTTATAATCACGTACTAATTCTATATTATTGATAATATTAATCCACTTAGATCTATTCATTTTGTTACCTAAGTTAATGATATTTTTGATATCAGTAACGCTAAATGCTGATTTAGCATCTAATGCTCCATCAATATTATTAAACTCAAACATAGAATTAGAATAATTATCATATTCTTTTACAACTCTACCTTCTTGATTTAAACCTTTCTTATTAGTCATTACATATACAGGTCGTTCTTGATCTTTATCGTCGAATATATTTCCAACATATTTATATAAAATAGTGTTAGCTGGATTGTTATCATATGCTAATTTTACCTTTACATACGGAGTATATACATTCTGTTTAGACTCATTTCTACCAACTGGTCTATAATCAGGTATCATCATTACTGGATACTTACTTCCACTATAGTTTTTATTTTCACTAAATAACACAGGGAATTGTAATTGATCTTCCACTTTATCTGTTTCAGAACTAAATACTTTTTTATACAACTAAGCAGGTTTAACAATTTTATTATTTGTCCAATTGTTTAAGAAGAAATTATCAAAATCTAAATCAGTGACATTAAATCTTTCTGTAATACTTCTCATATAATCTGCGTAGCCAGTACTTTGTATAGCACTTATTGGTAATAGGTTAAATATACCATTCTTAGTAAAGTTACCAGCAGTAGTAGCTAATTGATATCTTATTAAATCTTGAGCAAATTGTTTTATTTCAGGATAATCTGATTCTAATAATTCTTCCCAATATTGATTAAGATTCTGCTTCAAATACTTATCATCATCTGATATTCTATTCTTTATAATAATATCTGGAGCATTATATTTATCAGTACTCATTTTAGTTAAAGTACCAAGGTAGTTAAGTAATTGATTACCTATTTTACCATCCTATGTAAGCATTTCTGGATACTTACCTGCTAATATATCCGCTTTGATTTTTGATAACCTCTTAGCCATAGTATCTGTACCATAAAACATATCATACAAATCTATACCTTCTTGATTTAAGAAAGAATATCTTAGTGACCCTTCAAGTTCATTAGAGATAGTTTTGTTTAGAGATTCATCATTGGTATCTATTCTATTTATCATAGTAAGTACTTGACTTATAGCAGATTTAAAATCTCTCTTCCCTCTAATCATTATATTACTAAACATATCAGAAGGACCAACAATACCGTTATTAATCTTAGTCATTAAGAATGTACTATTCAAATAGTTTAGTATATCATCCTTATTAAATAATATAGAATTAGCTATGAGACTTTTTAATCTGTATAAAAATCTATCTTGCTCAATAAAGTTACCACCAAACCGTTTAGTATCTACCTAAGACAACTAAACTAATTTAGACATATCTTGTGCTAAATCATTAAGTTGAATAAATAACTCTGATATCAGTATTTGATTCTTATAATAATTATAAGCTTCTTCGTTAGTAAGATTATCTTTCTGACTTAGTTGCAATTGCTGTATTAAGAAATCTCTATCTGTAATATCAGTAGCAAAATCTTCAATGGAGTATAAACCAATAGATCTACCTTCAATATCTAATTTTTGCATTACGATATCTCCAGTTTTACTCATTTCGAGATCCAACTTCTTTATACCTAATTCTGTAGCAGCTTTCTTATATTTGTCATAGTATGATTTGCGTATAGTAGTAATTTCATCTTTTACTATAGCTGTCTTACTTTTGCTATCATCTACTCCATATATACCAGATGCTCTATCATATGCACTAGCCATATCTTTAAGTATTTGCTGTGGTAAGAAATAGAATGTATCTTTACCATAGCCAACTCTAAGTAAGAAATTACATATATTATATGTATATTGTCTTACATTAAGTCTAATAACATACGGATCTTTAGCAACGTCCACATGAGCATTAATCATAGCAGATATCCAATCTAATATACGCAATCCTTCTTCTTGGATCTTTATAGGATTACCTTGTTCATCTAATAGTATATTACCTTTTTCATCTCTTTGATATACTATTTCATTTCTACTCTTAATACCATCAAGTCCAACAAAACCTAATCTTTGTAATAAAGATATGTCTGAGAACTTAAGATTAGCCAACTGAGTTAATACATGATTTTTATTATTAAGAGCAAACGGACCAATACCAGTCTTACCACCAGAATATTCGTACTTTTTATTCATTTGATAAGTAGGAGATAGCTCTCTAAATGGTATTCTATCGCCTAATTTACCTTGCCCATCTACAATAGGAAGAATTTCTTCTTTAATTATTCCAGTTACTTTATCAAGAGGTAATCTAGTTTCATCTACATTTTTCTTATCTGTAAGAACTGCTAGATATGTATCAAGTAATAAGTTTTCATTAGCTTCTCTACTGTTAGCTTCATATACATTTGTAGGACTATTTATACTTTCTAGCCATCTGTTATACAAAGTAAAAGTAGCGGAATAGCCTCTAGCTGATTCTTCTAATTCTCCACCTTGTTCTTCTGTGTATCTTCTTCTTAAATATGCTTCAAATGTTTCATCACTCTTCTGTTTCTTAAATTCTATTTTATTTCCTTCTTCATCAAAGTTATATCTTGCTATATACAACTTATCAATCGTTTACACCCTCAGTTTCCTGATATTTTAAAGGGACTAGACTATATCTTCATCTTGATTGATGCTCCCCATTTCGCTTTTCAGCTACTCAACGCCTCTAGTGCGTTGGCTCAAATCATATTCAATTTTGTGTTTCATTGAAGGAACTTGATTAACATAAGGTTTTACAATATTTATAAACTTTATTCCTTCTTTTGTTCCACAACATAAAGAATAACTATTTTCTTTTTTTCCTTCGTGGAACATGTAAAATTGAACATTCCAAACTTCTTTAAAATAATCTATTATTATTTGTAATTCTTCTTTAGGTATACAAGTTGCAATTTTAATATAGAATCCGTGAATAATACCTTTAGTTTTTCGATAGTTTATATGTCCATCATCCATATACCATATTGCAATTTCTTTAGCACTTAATCTATTTAGTAATTTTCTGTTTCCAAGTTTTTTATAAGGTTTATAAAAAACTCTTCTAAGAACTTTTACAAAAGGAGTTATATTTAATTGTGAATAATAAACTTTTTTTCCAGTATTAAATCCCTTTGTACTTACATATTCTTTAATACCATTATTTCTTAACCCGGCTTCATTTAATTGTTTTACTTTCCATTCTAAGTAATCTAATTGTTCTTCACAGTGAGAAAGTTTGAATACGTAATTATTACTTATTGTGCCATCGCCTAATAATAGACCTATTAACAAATTTCTAGATTCTTTATTTATTTTAGTTTTCATAATTGCTATCCATTTAGGAAGCGTTCGTTGAGCGTTAGTCGTTGAACCTTCCGATTAATTATATAGATAATAACGTATCGGCTTGGCTGCTGGTTATCCAATCTTTGACATTATTACCACTTATCTATAGCGGTAGTCATAAGCTCTAAGGAGTTTCCAGCAATTAAAGGAGTTTTACTTCAACTATTGTTTAATCGAAGTCAGAACCAGTTTGGGTAGTAAATTCATCTGGTAATATAATAGTATCACCTACTACAGAAGGAAGTACATCAACAATTCTAAGTCCAGCAATAGAAGATAGACCTTGTGTAGGAATACGATAACCCATAGCCATAGGACCTGCTTCTTGACCAATAATCTTATGCTTTATCAACCAATCTCTAGCTTCTACAAAACTTTTATTTTTATAATCTGGAATTATATGAGAGAACAAATTGATAGATATAATAGAATCCATACTACCATCTTTGTTTATGTTAAGTAGAGGTTTACCGTCATTGATAGCTCTACTGCCTACAGCCTTTATAGATTTAAATCCAAATGAAGACATCTGAATAAACGCTCCACCAGGTAATTCCAAATCAATAGCTTTTTTATTAGTAGTAGATGTTAATTTAGTTTCTACCCATTTACTATCTGGTAATGCTGATAAAGGTACTTTAAAGTCTGTACCATCTTGGTTTACTTCAAGAGCTTCTTCTATATCTTTACCCATATTAGACGCTCTAGCTTCTTTAATCAACTGTTTAGAAGCCTTAACATAATCAAGAGTATTATCAGATAAGAACATATCTTTTACTTCTTTAAAGCCTTTATTAGATATAGCATTAATAGTACCAAATAATTGTTCTTTAATCTGCTGACCAGTTATTTCATTATTGGTTCCTTCTTGATATACTCTGTTCATCACTAGGTTAGATACAGCAACTGTGGATACCTAAGTACCAAATAATGTTCTGTCATGTGTATGAGGATCTGTTATAAGCTGTCTTCTAAGATTTCTGAATTTCTAAGTAGTAATATGCATGTTACTTAGATCATTTATCTCATCGTTCTTATAATCCTTATATATATCAGTAGCACCTTGTATACCAACTTTAACGGCAGATTCAAATGCTACTTGATCTATAGGGGTAAGTCCTTGATACTTACCAATAGCATTCATTCTATCGTATATTTCTCTATTGTCTCCAGTAGCTAATACTTTAAACATAGGAAACATAGCCATCTTATTAAACACAGGTATACAATGTTTTAGATTAGCATCATAGGTATAACCAAAGTAAGTAGTCTTTAATGGTTTAATTAACGTCTTCAAGGATTTAGCATACAGCTCTGCATCATTTAACCAGTCTGCATCACTTTCCATTATGTTAAAAGCTTCTTCAATTTCATCACTCCATTCTCCAAGCATTTTAACAATATCTCTATACATCTAAGGTCTAATATACACAGCAGCATCGGCTTGATTAATATTACCTTTAGTACCTTTTTTATTCATACCATATGCTGATGCATCTTCTACAGCTAAATCTTTAGCTAACCTGAATATTATAGGGTACTTTTCCTCTGCTGATTTAGGATCTTTCATTAACTCATCTACTTGAGATTCTGTTAAACCTTCTTTTTCGATAAGTAATTTTCTAGTATTAGAGAAAGTAAATAAATCTTCTAGTTCTTTGTGCTGTCTACTAGGTATTTCATTATCATTAATAGTAGTATTTGTATAAGTCTATCTGTTCTATAGTCTTCTATACTCTTTAATGTTCTTATCTACACTAGTATACCATTGAGTTCTTAGATTATCTCCAGTAGATAATACGGCTCCTAAACGTTTGATTTTATCATCATCATTTTTAAAGAAAGCAACATCACCAGTAAATATCTTTTCTGTTTCTAATACAGATATGTTATAGTTTATCATATGATTACCAATCATAGTTAAAATAGCATATCTTTCTGCTTGATTAGATACATTATTATTAGGATGTGCTAAGTATATTTCTTTAAATTTATTTAATACAACATTGTCTAAAAGTTTATTCTTGATAACTTTAGGATTCTTTTTGTCTCTTTCTATTATTCCTAACTTTTCACAAGTGTCTATTTCTTGCTTAAGTTGCACATGTAGATTATCATTAATCTTCTAGAAAGTATCCTTTGGAGTAGTAAATAGTTCCTATTTAATCTCTTCTAATGTCTGTATTATATTGCCTTCTTTTACAGAGTTTTTAATTCTTTCATTTAAATCTATCCACTTAAGTTGACCATCTATTTTTGTATAGTATCCAGTAAAGTGTCTAAACAAACCACCTTTGCCAGATGTGTGGTAATTCTTAATAGGTTTCTTAACATCTGGAAGAGAATTATAGTATTCTACTATAGTATTGTATTCATCTTCCCAACTGCGATATAAGTGTTTTAAAGCTTCTCTATTAAACTATAACTTTAAACTATTGCCAACTTGCGTAATTGACATTTCTTTATTGAATAATCCTACTCCACTAATAGTAAACCATGTCTTTTTATCAGCCATAGTTGGGAATATAATATGATTATTATAAGTAAATGTCATTTTAGCTAAGTAGTCTTCAACTGGTGAAATACTTAGATAATCTCTACCTTTATCACCTCTATTCTCTCCATAGAAATTAACAAAAGTGTTTAATCTAATAGGACTATTATTATTAACAGCAGATAGAATCAAAGAACTTCTACAATAAGTATCAGCATTCAAATCCTTTAATGTAGCACTATCATGACTATTAAGCCATCTAACTTGATCTGATACAAAACAGTTCAAAGTCTTAGTAAAAATAATATTATTATTAGGACCTAATACTGATATTTCAGTATCACTAGGATGTGTTACAGCTTGAGCTTGAGCTAATGTGTTAATGAAGTTGTTCTTACCCAAGTTCATGTATATCTAGTCTAATTGTCTTACTGTAGCTATACCTTTTTTATTAGTATATTTTGTCTTATCATCTATAAGATTCTGAAGTGTTCCATTAAATAGATATTTTAATGCTCCAGCTTCATTGCCTAATATTAATTTAGATATACCATAAGGTCTGTCATTAGGTAGCAATCCTTCTATAGTATCATGATCTACAGTGATTCCAATAGAGTTCAATATATTAATTAATTCATTGATATAAGTATCTACATCAGTGTTAGTAATAGTATTTCTATTATCTTCTACCTACTTATATAATTCATTAAATCTACTTATAACTGCGTTTATTTCGGATTTGTTAGGTTTTGTTTCAGTTTCAGTTCTTTCTACTAAAGAAGAATTAAAGAACAAATCTGACCAAGTAGAAGGATACATTTTAGTAGCTCTTTTGTTTATTCCATCATCTACTACAAATGATGTACCTTGTTCAGTTTGTTGATAATGTACTTCTACAAAATTCTAATCAAAACTCTTAACAGTTTGTAATATTTGTGTCTGAAGATTTATATCAATATCTCCATTCAATCTCTTATATAAGAAAGCAAAGAAGGCATTACCTTTAGCTAATCTAGCGCATCTACCTAATAATGAAGTTTCTGGATCTTGTCCAGGTTCAGTACTAAATGATTCTACTGTACTTAAGTTTTTAAGAATTAGAGCGTAAGCCGTATCATAATTAACAATCATAGGTAAGCCAGTAATAGTATTAATTCTAGTACTAAGAGTTCTAGCTTTTACTCCATCTATATCCTTATAACTAAAATATGTATCTGATAAAGTAGCAAAGAACATTTTTGCACTAGCTAATGCGTTGTTCTTTTTATCAAATTCATATCCAGCCTTATCGTAGTTCTGTATACCATTACTTTCTCTATCTAGGAATTCTTCATCCATATTTTGATTTATAGATCTAATCCCCATCTATTCCAGCATTGGTTGTAGATGATACATAAATACATCAAAATTATCTACTATTTCTTGTAATGCTTCCTTCTATTCAGTAGTAGTTCTATTTGATTTAATAAATGATTGTAAAAGATCTTTAAGTTTAGTATTACTTAAATTCTATACATCTGATATATATTTAGCACCATTAGCTATAAATAAACAAGCTTTTAAACTATCTAGTGCTGAATGGAAGTCTTGTAAAGTTGGGAAGTGTTTCAAAGTTATATCTTTATTAGGACCAACTTTATAATAAGCTCCATCAGTATAAGAATCTAAGAAATCTTTAAGAGATTCTTCATTGAGCTAATAATTAGAAAAATCTCCATACTTAATAGCATCAAATATTTTATTAAGATTAGTAGGATCAATATTAGAATTAATATGCAAGAATTTTTTAATATTACGGAATATCTTATTGATATAGTATCTTAAAGTAGATTCTTTATCATTAAGCATATAATCCATGAATCTATCTGCTATTACTTCTTCTAGTTGTTTATTGTCTAGATTACTATACTGATTATTTTGTTTTCTGAATTCATCATATAATTTATTTCTAGTATCTCTATCTAACATAAGTAGAGATACTCTATGCCAGGCTTCGTGATACTATACTCCTTCAATAGCTTTATTAGATATAGCAATTCCATCTGCTCTGGCTATACCATATACAGCAGAACCATTAGCAAATTCTCTAATAACTCCATCAGTTACTTCTACTTGTTCATCAGTAAGACCTAACTTCTTTTGTAACCACTTTTTAGCCTTTTTGGTATTGATAAATTTACTTTGTTTTAACTGGTTACTATTTAATATTTTAGGAGCTCCATCTAATCCTAAGAAACTAGATACAGCATCAGAATCTGCATCTGTAAATTCATCATATGATTTATCTTCCGTTTTGCTACTTAATTCTTCACCAGCATCAAAAGTAGGAACTTCATACAAACTGAATTTCTTTTTAGTAGGAGATTGAGATTCTGCTTCTAACTTCTTTTGTTGTTCAGTGGGTTTAGAAGATATTACTGGAGAATCAATGTATACATACGGTCTAGTAAATAATCTATCCTACAAATCGCTTAATAGCTTACCGTGTTTAATTAAGTAAGCTAAAGTGGTTAATCCTTTTGGATTATCTTCGTCAGTTATTAATTTACCATTTATTCTCTTTAATCCAACGTCTTCTAAATCAAATTCTAGTCCAGGAACTAATTCTAAATGATCTACATTATCATCTATCATAGCTTCTCTAAATGATTTAGGCAATGGTTCCCACAATAGATTTTTTTCTGTATTCCAATGTAAATTATCTGTAATAAATTCTACTAAGTCTTCAAATCCAGCATCTGTTCTCAATTTAGATAGAAGAACTTGTTCTCTACCTAACTAAGCCCAACCTTCCTTATAATTTACAAAGAACTATTTATCTGCTAAAAATGCATATCTAGGATCAGAAGGATCTAATATAGTAGAATTACCATAGTTAACTACTAGTTGAATTACATCTTCTGGATACACAGCTTCATTACCAGTCTATCTATATAATATTACATTAGCTAAGTATCTAGCTAATTCTGAAGGACTATTATCTTCATTACTGAATCTAGCTTCGTTAAGTTTAATATTTCTAGTAACACCAGCTGGGGTATTTTGTGCAGGTGGATATACAAATATTTTACCAGATCCACCTTTACCTTCCATAGGAAGACCATTTCTATCCATAATTATAAAATGGTCTGCTACACCTTTACCTATACCAAACTTAGTTTCTGAATCTAATATATTGTGTAAATCTCTAACTCCTAAAGATTCTATATCCAACAGGTTTCTGTTTATTACTTCTCCTTCTTCTGTTCTATTAACATTAAAGTTACCATTAGTAATAGTAATATTCTTAAATGTTATTTCACAATTTGGATCATTAATTTTAGCTTCAATGATTTGATTACGTAACTCACGGATTCTATCTTCTTCTGATTTAGATAATTCTCTACCATGAGTTCTATATATACCTTTAGCTCCTTCGATAGTTTTCAAAGTAGCCATGAACTTTCGACCATCTTTGGCTTCTATTTCTATATATATAGGAGCTTCATCCCAGGTAGCTTTATTTGCTGGATCATATGATCCAAACTTAGAATCTTTAGGACCAATCTTAGCGGTAACTTTACTTTCAGCTAACATACCTGGAGTAGATAGATATTCATTTAATGATCTTCCAGATTCATAACCTTTGAACATAGGTTGATCATTATCTGGCTGATAGTATAGAGTTCCATATACTAATTCTGTAGGTTCTTCATCATTAATCTAAACATCATCAGTATCATATACTTTGCTATCTTCTACATCTTGTTCAGTAATAGGAGCAGAAGGTTGTTCTGTATTACTAGTAACAGTATGAGTCTATGGGATGATTTCTTCTGTCTACATTAAAGGTTGTTCCTAAACAGAGGGTATATCTTCAGCACTCTATGTGCCTTCATAATCAGATGCGTTTTGATCTACTGTAGCTTCTGGATTGTCTGCTACATTATTAGTATTATCTTCTGATATAGTTTCGTTAGGATTAATTAAATCTTCTTCAGTCAGTTCTTCTTCTACTAATCCTTCATAGTCTTCGTTTGTATCTACAGTTGTACCTAATTCCCAAAATGATTTAGGAGATATAACTTCTTTTTCTTCTTGTACAGGTTGTTCAGAAGAAACTTGAGTAGGCTGAGAAACAGCTTTTTCCTCTTCTTCAGTTTCTCCTGTTAGTTGTTGCTATGTCTGTTCAAGTATAGATGATTGCTAACTAATTAGTTCTTGAATTTTATCTGCATATTGTTGCGCTTTATCAATACTATCTTGTAACGTTATAGTATCTGAAGTATCTTCTTCATCAATATTAGCAGGTTCTTGTTGTGGAGTTTCTTCTTCCTGAATCTGTTCATCTTGATTTATAGTATCCTCAGTAATACTATTCTTATATATATCGACAGCCTTATTTAAGGCTTTGTCACTATTTATAAATTTCTTATACGATTGCTTAGCATCTGTTAATGCAATTTCTGCTAAAAGACTTTTAACTGCATTTGATTCAATATCATCTCTTGAACTTAAAATAATATCATCAGGGTTTACAGAGAATTTGTCTTTAACATCTGATAAACCTGACAAACGTCTTTCTATACCTTTTTCAGCTATATAGAACTCATCTAGTTTACTTTTATCTACTATCTAAGATTCTTCTAATACTTTAATATAATTTTTAATTCCTTCTAATCTTGCTTTATCTAATAAGTAAGCTTTCAACAGTATGGTATTTTCACTATCTGTATTGTCATCAGATAAACTACCTAATACATTATCTATTTCAGAATTAATAGAGTTATAGCTTTGAGCTATATCTTTTACTTGAGTTTCATAATCAGATATAGCTTTATTATACATATCAGTTTTATGCTTATATATAGCAGCCGCAATATGTCTATCTTCTCCTTTAAATTCTCTTACTTTACTGTTATTCTTTACAATATCATATATAGAAGATATATTTCTTTTTTCGCTTTCAAGATCTTCTTTAGTCCAACCATCTGGAATGTTAGCAGATTCTATTTGTTGATCTATAGCATCTAAGAATGCTTCTTTATTAAGCATCCTTTTGTCTGCTTTATTAGCATATTGAATATACTTATATACATCCTCTTTTGCAGATATATGTTCTGCCATTAAGTTTCTAGATAACTCTGCACCTGCATTATAAGATCTTAGATTATTAGCAGTACTTACAGCTGTAGTTCCGCCACCCATAAGTAAACCTATAGCTGCACCTACTTTAAAATTATCTACCAGTTCTTTGTTTCCATCTAAAGCTGGATCTCCGCTAATACCAGCTACAGCTGCTAAACCTTTTAATGCCATAGCATTGTTTTCCATAAACATAGTAGCTACATCGAGAGGATTATATAGATTAGTATCAGATATATTCTGTTCGTTTATACGATTACCAATCATATATTGAGTTACTTCTTCAACACCTTCTAATGCAGCATTAGCACTTATTCTAACTGTAGGTTCTAGTATATATTTAGATAATCTATGTTTAGCTACCTTAGACATTTTGGGAGCTACTTTCTTAGTAGTATAGTCAATTGCTTTATCTAATACCTTAACCGTACCGTCAATAGCTCTATCTGGCAAATTAAGTTTACCAAGTACTTTAGTAAACACCTTACCTGCTCCAGGAATTATAGTAGCAGCTTGAGCTACATCACTAGCTGCTAAAGCCATGTTCCTATTATAGATGTCTTTTAAGTTATTTTTAGTAGTATATCTCAATGCATCTAATTCATTATTACCAGTAGGTATATCATAGGCTAACATATCTTCAAACACTTCATCATTGCTTCTATAATTTGAAGAATTCTTATCATTAGAATATTCTACGCCAGTTATACGGCTAAGGTTTTCTCTACCTATATCCGCTAAGCTGTTGATATCTATGTTGTTTTTATTAGCATATTCATAAACATTCTGTTTATAATTATTAGCTACTTCAGATAAAGACTCTCTATCTCTAGACCATATATTAGTACCTACTGTAACTCCAGCTCCTATTAATGCTGCACCACCAGCAATTAATGGAGAATAAGGACCAGTAGGAGATGCAGCAACTTGTGCTGCTAAATAATTAGCAGCAGCAATAGCTGCAAAGTTAGCAGCTGTAGCCTATATAGACGAAAAAGAAGTACCTAATGCTCTAGGTACTTGATATGCCCAATTTTCTTGTTCTAATTGTTTCCACTCATCGCTTATAGAGTATATACTATTGGTAAAATGTAATATATCTCTACCTCTTTGAATATCTTCACCTAATTCTTTAGACTTCTGTTCTCTTTCAGAAATACCTTCATTAAGAGCTTGTAATCTTTCTTCTACAGTAGGCTGATATCCATACTGACTATAGTATTTACTAGCTACTTTTTTATATTCATCTAGCATACTAGAGTATGCGTCAAAAGTAGCTTTATACTAAGGATATAATTCATGAACCTTATCTGTATCTTTATCTAAGTAAGCTCTATTAAGTTGTTGATCTAACAACTTCATTTCTTTTTCAGTTTCTAGAAATACTTTCTGAAACTCTAATTCATCTTTTTCTTTATTATTCAACAGCATATCGCCAGTAGGTCTATCTACCATATCCTATTGAATACCATTGATAAATGAGAATACCGGATCTGCTATATAGTTGGGTCCTTTTCCACTTTTAGTGGTACTAGCATCTTCAGTAGTTACATTTTTTTCCTACTTAGGAGTTTCTTCTAAAGAAGAAGTATTTAATGGCTTAGTTTGAGCCATATCAAATTCATATTGTTCTTCAGAAGGATTGATTCCAGTTAAAGGATTAAATGTATAATCCTTTAACTCTTGAAGCCTACTTCTCATATTATCTTTACTACCCACAGTAAATGTTTGTTTCTTTGCCATATTATATTATTTATTGAAATCCAAAAGATTTATTTTGTACATCTGGATACAATCCAGATGCTACTGATCCTGTCACATTTAGTTTAAGTGCTTGTTGATTTAAATATTCAGCATTTAAATCATCTCCAGATGTTGGTACACTGTTACTTAAATTTAATACATAATATTTAATACCAGGTCTAACAGTTCTAGTAGTATTACTACTCCATTTCTTAGCTGTTTGTTCTCCTAATTCAGATCTTTCGCCAGAAGTTTTTCCAGATAAGTTAGATATTTCACTTTCTGATATAGATTGCTTAGAAGTTTGTATTGTAGCTCCAGCTTTTTTCATATCGTCCTCAGTGAGACCAGCATTCTTAATATCATCTTCAGATATAGCTACTTTAATTCTTTGCAAATTAGCTGTACTTGGCTAACCATCCTTAACAACTGGAATAGTTATCATATTGTCATTGTTAAGTAATATCATATTATTAAATTTGCCACCTTTCAAAGCATTTATTACTTTATTACGATTAGGGTCTACTGCTTCAAATCCAGCTATTTCTGATACTACTCTAGACATTAAATTCAAACTCTCTCCGCCAGATATAATTTTACGTCTACCTAAAGGAGTACTTTGTTCATTTTCTGTAATTCCCTGTATGGTACTACTCAATAGATCATTTAATTTAGAGTTACGAACCGTATATCCAAAGTTATTGAATATATCATTAACGGCATAATCTATATCTGTATTTGTAATTTGTAATTTTCCATCCTTCTCTGTACCATACTTTCTCATAATATCTCTGAACATATTATAAGGAGTAGCACTATCTGCAAGTGATCTGAGTTGTTTACTAGCCATTCCTCTAATAACTGGATCATTGCTATTAACATCGTTTTTTAGCTTCTCATAATTAGGATTATTAGATAAGTAATAGTTTCTAGCATTATTAAATTTCTACAACCCAGTATATTCCAAAGAATCGGTTAAATACCAAGGACCGTTATTAACTGTGTCTTGACCAGTTCTAGCGGCTCTTAATCTATTACTATATTCTAGTTTAGCAAATTCATTTGCCTCCCTGTCTTCATATGCAAACTCTCTACCTGCTCTATAAATTCTATCTGTAAATAAAGCTCTAGCTTGATCAGGAGTAAATCCCTATCTTACTAAAGTATTTATATGCATTTGAGCTTCTGGAGTATTATATATTGCAGATATATTCTTAGCTATCTGCTCATCCGTTCTATCAGTAGATACACCAGAATAATCATAACTACCATCAGATCTAATATACCCAGCTTTTAAATTATCAACATAAGGCTTTACTAAGTCTACTTCTGACTTATAAGCTAATGGAGCAACGTCATTAAATACTCCACTATCTAAAGTATTATAATTAGTAAAGTCAACATCGTGCCACATAGGATTATACTTACCAGATAGCATAAGTTGTTGATTTACTTTCTATCTCTAAAGTAATCCTTCTCTACTCTGTTGTAACTAACTTAGTTCATTATAAGGTCTGGTATTAATAAACGATTGTATTAAAGATCTACCTTCTGCTGTTTTAATCAAATCTGGATTAGCTGCTAATTTATTTACTACATCTTGTCCAGCTCCAACTGTTAAATCATACCATCTCTTAGTATCTACAGCTGATGGTGATCTAAACTCTGACCACTTAGTAAACTGATTACCTAAATCCTAATAAGCTTTATCTACTCTTTCGTTATTTGCTTTACCTATAGCATATAACTATTCAAAAGGTATTGGTGTATACTAACTAATATACTCACTTTCTATTGGTTTATCAAATCTATTCGTTGCCATTATCTTTTCAAATTATTATATAATTTAGTTAATTGATCTGATGTCATACCATATTCCAAATAAGGTAACATAGCTTCTAGTACAACAGAGTCTCTTTTAGTTAAACGTTTATCTTTATTTATCTACTATATTCTTGTAGATAAATCACCAAATCCTTTTCTACGAATATTTCTAGTAGCTGCATCATTCTAAGCTTGTTCTACAGAAGCTAAATGTCTAGCATCAGCATACTGTTGCCCCCATTGATTAGCTATTTGAGCATTGTTAAATGCCATTTGATTTTCAGCATTGTTCTTAGTAGCATAAGCATTAGCGATAGCTTTGTTCCTATTAACTGCTGACTGTAAACCAAATGCCATATTGGCTCCAGTGTTAGGATTAATATTAGCCATATTGTATCTAGCAATTCTATCACTTAGTGTAGCTTCTCTAAGTATAGGATCTATATTATAATCAGTAGGACCATATACTGGATCATAAGTATATGTTTCTACTCTTTCAGGACTACCTGAGAATATATTACCAATAGGTCCAGCTAATGCAGCTATATTGTCTATTAGATCTAACCAGTCATTATCACTTGGAGTTTTTGGCTTTTTACTATTTGTACCATATATATTACCTACTGGAAGCTGTCCAGGATTACCAGTATAGTTAAAGTATTTACTACTTCTAGCATTAGCAGTATCCACATTACCAATAGGAGCATTAATATTATAAGGAATGCCTAATCTACTTGCTACTTCAGAAGATGGTATAGGTCTAGGTCCGCTACTCTGATTAGATCTACTATCTACATATGCTTGACCAATCTTATGCCAATCGCCATACTTTCTGTCTGTCATTAAAGATCTAGCTTGTTCTACAGAAGGTATAGTACCCTTATTCTTACTTAAATAAGTAGACATATCTCCATATCTACCACTGTAGATATCTTTTACATCTTGATCTGTAATACTATTTACCCAATTTAAATAATCTTGTGTATAATTATTTTTATTTGGATCCCAGTATTTAAAGTCAGACATATTCTTATTATATCCATATGGTCTAATATTACCATCACCATCTGCATAAGCTGGTATATCGCTTTTCTTTTTATTTATTTTTTTACTTTTCAAAGCTTCTTGCTAATCTAATAATGCCTGATAAGCTATCTAATTATTTCTCTCATTTAGCATCTAACTATTTTCAGCATATATATTATTAGCTTTCTTGTTGCTTTTCTTCATTAATTTCTTTCCCATTTCTGCAAATGTTTTATTTGTTCCTGGAACTTTAATCTTATCACTTAATACTTGAGTTCCAACAGGTACATTTAATAAATTAGAATCTGTAGGTTTACCTTCTTCTGGTATAGAACCTATAGTTCCATCTGGTGTTCTCAACATTTCACCATCATCTAAGTAAGCTATGGTGGATGGTACTACACCACCTTTAGATAAACTTAATTCATTGTATCCATTTTCCTAATAGTAATCAGCTGCTACCTATTCAGACATTTGTCTGGCTTGAATACCGTTTTTAATTCTACCAGCTTTGTTACGTATATAACTTTTACTGTGACCAAATAGACCAGCTATTCCTGATGGTAATTCATATTCACCAGTCTGTTCATTAACAGAACCGCCAGAACCTATACTTGAAGTAATACCACCAATAGCTCCACCTATTACTGCTCCCCAGGGTCCACCAATAGATGCACCCATAGCTGCACCAGATCCTATTCCACTTATTACTCCAGCTGCTGTAGGTTTCTATCCACTAGTAGCATTACCTATCATACTACCTATAGCACCAACACCTTGAGTAACCACATTTGCTTTATCTACTCCACTCATATTCCCCCAGTTTGAAATAGCATCAGCACCGAAAGCATATTGAGGAATTCTTTTTAATTTCTTATTTTTCATATTATAACATTGAATATCTATAAGTTGTTTTAATATAAGGAAGTTTGAATTCTCTATTATCATTACAATCTAACGTGTAATTACAGATTAAATACTTTCCTCTCATTCTTCCAGCATAAGACATATTAGTTTGTTCTTGTTGATCTGGATTCTTCTATTTCTCTCTGCTTATAGGGAATCTAAATGTATCTTCTCTTTGTTCTATCTGTCTCCAATCAATAGGTTCTGTTTCCTAATTCTTAGTACTAAAGTGTATATCTGATATTAAAGTAGGTTTTGTTTCATCTCCAACATCTACAAATTCAGCAGAGAACCATTGATTATCGAATACTTTAGTATATGCTATATCTTTATTAACTACAAATCTAACATAAGATATTTTTTCTTCTTTAGTAGTACTATTAACATCATACATATTATGTAAGTAATAACAATTATTGTTTTTAATAGTAACTAATCTAGTAGAGAATGGGAAAAACCAATTTGGATTATGAGTATAGAAAGATGTAAATACATTTAATTGTTCATTAAATATTAAACATCTATCATATATTCTAAACCACACTTCATTATATTTCTTATCATAAAATGACACAGGGTTTTTCCTAGCATTATCTGGCAGTCTATTTAAATATGTCTATACTTGTTTTACTTTAGATAATTCATTAAAATCATTGCTAAGTGAGCATATAACATTTTTATCTAAATCATACCAATACAAAGTGGTTTCAGAATTAGTAATACTCTTATCATTAATAATACTATCACCATTTAAAGTAACTAAGTAATCGTATCTAGTAAGAATGCCACCAGTACCTAATGTTAAAGCTCCAGCATTATTATCAGTAATTAATGACCTATCATTAACAGAGGCTATGCCTACAGCACTATCCTAGAAGAAATACAATTTGTTTTTAAATACTTTAAGATTAGTAACTGGTCCATATGTACTATCAGTATCTAAATAGTTAGCAAATTTAAATTTAGTCCAACTATCTGTTTGTTCATTATTTGTTTTTAATTCTGAACAAGTAATCCTATTCATACTCTTAACATCATCTTCAGCATATATAGACTTTTGTATATAGTTCTTACTAGTACTAGTGTTAGAATATGCAGCATTGTATACATACATTGGAGTTTTCTAAGTATACAAAGTGTTCATTTGACCTGGATCTGTTAGGAAATAAATATTAGCTTCTCCAGTTTGTGCGTCTCCAGAAGATTCTACTATATCTTGTGAATAATGTTCATCATTTCTATAGTATAGATTAATACTAGACTCTAATGGTATATAAGCTCCAACGTATCTCTTAAAACCATTTCTATCATCAGCATCATTTCTAGTAAATAACATAGTGTGAGTATAATCTAATACTCCTAAATATGTATCTCCACCAAAACACATTGCCGCATCATAACCTTCCCAAGATGTTTTAACATAAGTATTAGTACTGTTGTATATAGAATAACTTCTACTCATAAAAGTGTTACCACCATATTGTGTAGCATTCTTTTTTATATTAACAAATAGTACAGCATTATATCTGTATTTCCTTAATAGAGGAGTAGTACGAATACCTGTAAAATTACCAGAATATACATCTGGTGCACTAATAGCCAAACATACTCCGTGAGGACCAAGAGCTTCATTAGAACCAATACTATAATTTACAAATCCAAATCTATCAATATAGTCTACTATTTGTTTAGCTTCAAATGCTTCCTGATAAGGAGATATATTGGTTGGTTTAGTAACATCTTTTATTGAAAAAGATTGTCGTAAATTTGAATTATCTTTATGAGCATAATTCTTTCCAAAGAACTAATAATATTTACATATACCACCGCTAAGTCTACTATCGTTTTGCTCAAATCCGTCAAATACTCCACCATCTAGTTTAACAGCTGGAATATCACCATCATAGTCAGAACCTTCTACTACACCACCAAATGGATTTTCAGTTTGATTATTATCATTACGTCCCATTACTTTAGTAAAAGGAATACCTAATCTATAATGTTTGTAATTAGCATCATCGCAATATGTAGCAGAATTAGCACAGTATAACGGAACAATACTCATTCCACTATCAACAATAGAATCTGATTTTTCTTTATTAAAACATATATCTGCACTAACAAAATCAAATATACCATTAGTATCCAATGGATTTATAGCCTATTTTTCTTGCTATACCATTTTATTATCATATATATGATAATAACCTTGTGCAAATGGAGAAATAGAGCCATCTACAAAAGTAGGCATTATAGTAGGTCTTCTATCTATACTACCTAAAGAATATTCAGCTCTATAATCCTCAGTGTTGTTATACCAACCGTTAAATCTAATAGTCTTATTTAATAATCCTTGTGTAACTACAGTTCTATCTGCTAACGTTCTATCACATCTTACTATTTCATAAGCTACTACATCCGTAGGAAGATTATTCACATAGAACATTATACCAAGTGGATGAGATACTAATTCATAGTTACCAGATCCATCTACTGTTCCACCAAAAGTAAAAGGTTCATAACCTTCAACATCAGCAGATGGAAATCTTATATCTCCTATCCAATGTACAGGAGAAGGTATATTCTTATTGTTATATAATATTATACCATATCTATATACTTCATCTCTTTGATGACTTAAGAAATTAGATACATAGTAAGGATCGCAATAGTTTCTTATTCTAGATTTACCATCACTATTAAATGTATGTACTAATTCTTTTGTTTCAGGACATACTAACTTAATAGTATTATAAGATTTTTTAGATGATGATAAGCTCATACTATATGGTACAAATTTATCACCTTCATCATCAACTACTGGAGTATTGTCAGACTCTATTAAATCTGTTATAATAAATCTATAACTAATATTTAGACCTCTGCCACCTCTAATAATTCCATTATCATCATATCCAAATGCATATTCATCTGTTGAATTATTAGGATATACCATTGAACTATTCATTGGGTTTATACAATCGTGTTCTTCTGGTATTACTAAATCTGTTTCTGGACTAGTTAGTTCTTGAAAAGTAGTAGTAATATCTTGATTACTTATACTAGAGTTTAATTTAATAATACCATTACTATTACATCTATATGCTCTAGCATCATAATCTACATCCCAAGTTAATTCCTGCACATTAGAAGCAAACAACCTATTGTCCATTTTTGCTATACTTTTAGCATTAAATTCAAATGGAACAAGATCGTTAAATTCTTCTATACTTAATTCGTTAACATAACTACTACCAACATCATTGTAATTAAATGTTATTACATTATCCTCAGATTTAGGTAAGTCCAATTCATTAATTACATATATCTTAGGAGTTTGAGTATTGCTAGTATATTGAATACTAATAATTCTTATCTTTTCAAATCTACCATCATTGAACAAAGTAGCTTGTAACATGCAACCTTTATCTGTACTCTCACCTTGTCTATCACCTTTAAATGTTTTAGATGAATTTGAATTACTAGATGATATGGGTATCATAGGACTTAATGAAGAAGTAGATGTTTCTCCGCCATGTACACTGAATAACTGATAACAATATTGTATCATACCAGCTGGTAAATTACCAGATGTCAATTCAATAAACTTAAACGGTGCAATAGTAGAACTAGGTAATAGGTCAAAGTAAGTATCATCTTCTATGTGATTAGTTTTATCTGTCTTATATTGAGCAGATATATTAATGCATTTAATAGAAGAAGTTCCATCAGATATATATATCTTGCTTACTTTATCTGACTCATAATTAGTAACGATAGCTACTTTATTAACTAGATTCATAACAGCAGATACTACTAAAGTCCAAGTAGGTTTAATACTGTTGAAATCAGTTATAGCCCATACATTATTAATATAAGTACCTTCATATAATTCCATAGTAACTACTATACCACATTCTTCTACTATCTTCTTAGTAGAATTGTACCACCTAGTTACTGCTGTACCAAGTATATTTTCAGATGCTTCAATACCACCTTCGTACTATCTTACATCTTCTATATTCTATAGAATACCTGTAGTACCAGCATTATCTGTGAGTAGTCGAACATTCTCAGCCCATCTATACTAGTTATCAGCTAGCATAGTAATATCACTGTCGATATTCATACCCCCTTGAAATGTATTTACTTGGCTATTTATCTCCATAGTCTATTATAATTCTAATTATAAATTTCTTGTCTATCTCCAGTAGTACTAAAGAAAGTACGTTCTTCATCCATCTCTGGAACTAATGTATTCCACGTATACTTAATATTAGTCAATTCATCTTGATTAGGCATCAAAGATTCAGCATATGCTTGCTTTCTATAGAAGTTATAAGAGTTCTTAGCATCTATCCACAACTATCTGTGTACTTCTCCTTTTATATACTTAATATAAAGAATCTTTTGTGCACAATACCAAAAGCAAGTTTCAAAGTAAGACTATACGTCTGGCATCATTGGCATACCATCTTCGTCAGTATAGATAGCGTGGTATGATATTTTTGCATATCCTTCTGGAACATTTGAGATGAGATATCCTGGTTTGACATCATATTGTGGCGTATAACTGAAATTAGTACCATTAAAACTAGTGTGCTGTAATCTACCATTTTTGCTACAAACTGTATAATTATTAATTAATGTGCTAAGTGTCTATCTAGTATTAGTATCTTTATTAAGTATTTCTAATGCGTCTTTATCTTTAGTAAGATTATGAAGGTTCTTTACTAATGGTATTAATACATCATCGTGTATAATCATATTACAACAATCACAGTTATCTTTCTTATCATATACACTGAATGTACCAGTGCTCTTTTTCATAGGTATCCAACCACCACAATCACATGTAGAGTAAGCTACACTATTTAATCTTTCTAGGTCACATGGTAACTTAGCCTAATAACCATTGATAGGTATTACTTCTACTTTGTGATCTAATTGATTGACAGAACCTATATTCATTAAACTCTCTCCTATCCATTGTTTGATGTCTGTAATAGGTATTTCAGTTTCATTTAAACCTAAGTCCGCAATTACTTTAGCAATCACGGCTTTACTACTTGTCATTTTATATATCATGGCTGCTATTCGTAATCGTGAATATTCTATTTAATTATTTGTGCTAGATGTCTTTTATTTGCTCTAGTAAGTACAATCTAATACTTACTTTTATTAGACACTAGCATATCCTATTTATTCCAGTAAAGTCTGTACTTATAGAATCCTGAGTGTTCATTAAGTAAGTAAGTAAGTTTACCTAATTCTTTTGTAGCTTTGTAATCTATTCTAAGACTTCTACCATCTAAATGTTTAGGTTGTTTCTTTACTATTTGTATACTACCCATTCTGTAAGGTAATTTAACTTCTTTACTTTCTTCTAATAACTAATCTCTTAAGTGATAAAAATAGTCTGTTACTATCTTTCTATAAGTAGTATAATCTATATCATATACTGTATCTGGTTCTATACTACTTAAGTAATGATTATAGAATGAAGGTATAGTATAAGAAACTGTTTTGTTAGCTGATTTATTTAATTCATTCATCGTCTTATACTTCTATTAACATTCTAATTCATCACATTCTAAGTATCATCTTTACTATCATTAGTAGTATCAGATACTTGCTATCTCATAGTTAAGAAATCTTTAGTAAATATTAACTACTTAACTGTACCCCACATATAAGCTGGTAAAGGATATTCATCCTTATCTGGATCATAACACAGTTTGTCTTCAGTAGGATCTTCAGCAATTATTTCTACATCAATATATTCTAGTTGGTTAGCATCACCTTCTACATATATTCTATTACCTTTAACATATGCAATATAATCTTTACAGGTATACTTTCTATATCTCTAGAATTTCATTTTAGTTTCAGAACCTAATTGAATAATATTACCATAGGCATCTTTTACTGTTATTACTGAAGTAGTAAGTTTAGTACCAAGTAAAGTAGGTAATTCTTTATCTCCTTGGTATTCTACATGACCTGGATCTTCTTCTATTTTATCCAAATGCATGCGTATAGTTTGATAAAAAATCTAATCAAGCTATTCACCTTTATCTAATTTCTATTTTAATAAGTAAGCTCGATACGTTTTTATCCACAATTCGATTTGGTGACGACTTAACTTTTCACTCTCACCTATATTATTATTTCTGGCTTCGAGTAAAATATCGTCAATAAGCATATTAAGTGACATATTAAATACGTATTTAAATTATAATTATAATAGTCATAAAACGCATTTTAAGACTTACTGTAAATTTTTATAGTATCTTAGATACACTCCTTAACAGAAACTAATAGCCTTTCTTAAAAAGCTTTATAATAATTTTCCGAGCGAAGCGAAGGGACTCTGAGCGAAGCGAGGAAATATTATTACCATATATAAACAACAAAAGCTCGTCCACTATATAGTGAGCGAGCCTCATAGAGGTGAGCGAACGTTGTGAGCGTTGCCGAGTATTATTTCATTGGAGCTGGTACATTAGGCATAGGTGGCATTGGTGGTTTTGGGAATCCTCCCATAAACATCTTCTTAGTATCTTCTATCATCTTCCTAATATCAGCAACATCATTCTTTAAATCATTTATTTCTTTACTATTGTCAATAGTATTTGTTACTATAGGATCTTCTACCTGTGCTTCTAGTTGATCTAAAATATCTTTACACTTTTCCATTTCTTCATCATACTTACTTGCAGCTTCTTTTTTAGCTTTGAATTCGTTGTAGTTCTATCTAACCATATTAGCTATTTCTTCTTTATTAGTAGCAACAGTAAGTCCTATAGAAGTATCATTAATAATCGAACGCTCAGCTGGCACTGATAGTTTCTTAGATTCTCCATTACAACTAATAAATACATCGACTAATTTACGTCTGTTCTATCCTGGTATTGGAAACTAACCTTGAGGTAAAGCTTCATCATAAGGATTTGAAACCTAAGTAATGCAACCAAGACTATAAACAGTAGTCTTTTTAAATGTTCCTAGAACTTCTAATACGTGCACGTGATCTCCTATTTTTAATTGACTAAATAACATAATTGAATTGGTTTTAGTAGGGCTACCTTTTACAGTAGCCCTAAGTTTTTTATTAAGCAGCTGGTGCTACAATATGATTTATAGTCTGAAATACTCCAGTACGTTTATCATAGTATATTAGATATTTATTACCAGTTGAAATTTCTTCTGTTGGCATCTAATCACCAGATCCATTTAGTAATGCTTTACCACTATTAGTATTTACACTAGTTGGATTAGATGATACCTAACTAGAACTAACAGAAGTAGCTACAGATACTAATGATCCTTCTGTTGCACCAGTAGCAGTATGATTAATATTTAATAATATTAAACCTCTGCATGGCAATTGTTTCCATTGAAATGGACATATTCCATAAGTAACAGTATTGTTAGTAGTATCTACATTAGAGAATATAGTATCTAATGTAGGTATACCACCTTGGTCAATACGTCTTACACGATAAGGATTAAAGAAAGGATTAAACATAATTACCTCCTTTCTTATTAGCAACCACAACCGCAACCGTCGTTATATCCGTATCCGTAACCAGTGAATCCACCGTTACATCCGAATGGGTTACAAGTTAAGTAAGCAGGTACTGGACAAGGACGCAACTGATTAACTAAGTTTTGAGTCTATTGTTGAGTAAGAGCAGATAACTGGTATCCTTGTTTTTCATCTCGCAATATGTCAATCTTATTCTGCATTTCACGCATTTCCAGCTGACAGAATTTATCATTGATCATCTGAGTCTGTGCATCTATCTTAGCGCCAATTACATTAAATTTGTTAGCATTATCTGTTAGTAAGTTATTGAATCCACTAGTAATTGCATTCTACAAAGTATTAGTTTGCTGACAGATAGACAGTCTATTGTCTGCATTCATTTGAGTCAAGTTCAAATTAACAGAGTCAATTGAACGTTGAGTCTGGCAGCAGCAGTTAGCCAATTGAGAAGCCAAGTTAGCATTACCAGAAGTAATAGCATTAATTACTTCACAGCTAGCCAATTTAGTATCACAAGCAATCTGACTTACGCTAGTATTAATAGTATTCAAAGCTGTCTGTACAGCATTAATATCACAATTTAAAGTATTAGACAAAGAACTGATAGCATCTTTGTTACCTTGAATAGCCTGCATTAACAGACTTGTATTAGTATCGGTATTCAACTGAGAAGCAAGACGACTAGCATCATCACTACCTCTACCAAAACCATTACCTCCAAAACCGCCCCAGCAGAAGAAGATTAGGATGATCCAAATCCACCACCAACCGCCGTTTCCACCGAAACCGCCGTTGTTCATCATAGCCATAAGAGCAGCAGGGTCCATATTACCTTTGTTTGCATTCTGCAAAAGTGCAGCTACACCTGGATCTATACCAGCGTTTTGTACTAAAATTTTTTCAGGTTCGTACATAGTTCTCATAAATTTTGATTAAATTAATATCTTGATATTCTTCTTTCATACATAGGTTCATATCTATGCATTCTTTCCTCTTCACGTTCACGATCTAAATATTCATCGTCTTCGTCATAGTCATAACCGTAGCGAGTCATTCTTCCTCCTCTACCTCTTCCACGTCCTCTACCACCACGAGCATAACGATACTCATGCTCTTCATCTTCATCGTCTTCAAGCATTAACATCGTCTTAGCTTCTTTGCGCAATTTATCACACATAATATAGCAATAGTAATACCACATCTTTCCTTCTTCTATATCTTTATCATTCAACCAAGCTTTTGCTAGTTCTACAAAGTACTTAATGTGATCACTGCTTGTCATAGTAACAACTGCACGATAATAGTCTGAACGTATCATATTGAGAGCAACGTACCAATCATACTTGTTGTATTTCTCACCTTTCAGATTGATTCCGTACTGGTTAGCGATTGAAGTAGTTTCTTCTAAACTCCAATGTTCTCCACGAGAGCCATCTTCGTTTTCCATCTTTGAGACTGCTTTTAGTGCACATTCTTCATTAAAGTGTGGACCATACATAGCCTCATGACGCTCTATTTTCAGTCTTTCTCTCATTGCATTAATTGATTTAATTATTCGACTTATAAAGTTCATTTTGATAAATCTATTATTCTAGTATTTTCTACATTGATTAACTTGTTACTGTTATCAATTTGGTACTTATAAATAGTTCGTTTTTTAAAATCAAAGTGAAGGAGTCGCTAGAACCAATTCTTATAATTACGCTTATATTCTTTTTTAGTATGAATAAATAGTGACTGTGTATTGCGAATGTCGATACTATGTGTTAGGAGCGTATCTCTTTTATTTATTACGATTGATGTCAAATTGTTTGGTTTGATTTCCACTTTAAAGTCAGTTGATCTAACTACTACTGTAGTATCATGTACTACTTTCTACTCCTATATCTGTACCTATTTCAACTCCTTCTCTTTGATCTTTAATTTCTTTACTGTAGCTCGTACTTCTTGTATCAAGCTATCTTTGGTTTCTTTAAATTCATCTAGAGTAAGCTATAGAACTCTATTATCATTCTTCTACTATGTTGCTAGCTATTCATAGTAAAGATAGTTATTAGTTACTCTATCTATTTCTCTATTCTTCTTATCTAGCTAGTTATTCTAATAAAAACAAATGGCAGCGAGAATCGTAATGATAATCACTGCCATTGCTTTGTAATTCCTTTTAAACCAACCGATAATGTTACTTATTAATCTTTTTGCTAGACTTATCAGTATTGGTATCATTTGTAATAGTATTTTGTTCTTCTAAGATGTCTGTTATATCTACATCTAAATATTTTTCTGCTTTCGACTTTATAATATTTGTGAAGAGTCTTGTGACTAATGAATTAGGTTTTAATGCTTTCCTAGATTCTAATAATGATATTATTTCTGCAAAACATACTGCTCCTGCTGCAACTTTAGCTAACACCAGATCAGCATATGTCATAAATATAAACTTATCTAATAAAGTAAATCCAGCTATCATTATAGCTGCAAATCCTAGTTTCTCAATAGTAGACCAAAACTTGCCAGATTCAAAATAATTCTTGTGAGTTACTTGTCTACATACTTTATATCCATAGATTAAGTCTAATATTATGAATAGAAATGATACACCTATTAATGGTGCAGCTGGTGCTAGTATAGTTGCTATACCTGTTAACCAACCTACTATAGATTGATATCCATTAGCAAATATACGTCTTGCAAGATTCATTATATATAAACTTCTACTCAACACAACTTAAAATAATTTTATCTGAAATAAAAAATGCTAGTCGGTATGATTACTGCTAGCATATGTTAAAGTCTCTGCAATTATATAACTATAACGTACTCGTTATGCGTATGTTCTATTTCCTTTACGTATATCCAGGTAATCTAATAGCTCTTTATGTTTAATAGTTTTATTAAGTAAAGAATAACAGTTAGCATGTTTAAACCATCCTATATAGCTAGCCATTTTTTCTTCTATAATATTTGTAGTTAGTACTTCACCACCGAACCGCCAGTCAAGCGCCACCAACCCACCCCCCCACCAAAACCAACAAAGCACACCCAACCCAATTCTAGAGAAGCAACCTGTGGGTATTACTTAACTACACCGTATTGTATAATTAAGTCATTACTCCGCCCACGGGAGATATGTTAATCGAGAACCGATAGTAGCATTGGAAAGACTAACACCAGCATTGGAATTAAGAGCGAATAGACCCGCCCCACCGCCATGGTCAGAGCAACCACCAATTAACAAACAATGTAATGAACCATCCGTATTATCCCAATTATAGTCACACCAGTATGTTGTTTCTGAACCATTGTTGCAAGATAAAGCGAAAAAGTCACACGTAGACGTAGTTACTATTTTTGTTTTGTATCCAGTAACTACAGCATTTGCTGCTATATTTTTATAGTACGGATTATCATTCGAGATAGAATCACCGAAATGATCTGGAGAATCGCACTTATACCATAATCTAGTGCCGTAACCAGAAGTATATACACTAATAACATCGTCGGTGTATTTCCACACATGCCCAAATGGATTCTCTATTCCTCTATATCTATTACACTTTCTTGTAGTAGTTGTAGTATTAGAGCCAGATGAATCAGTCTATTGTATAGTTACTGTAACTTCACCAGAACCACTACCTAAACTATCAGAACTTCCAGTTGGAATGAACGACCAAGTTTGAGCTCCGTTGATAGTTGCTGTTCCTGTAGTACAACCTGAACCTAACCCACCTTGTCTAAATCCTTCAACTGTTAATGCAGTATTAACTGCTTTTTGACTATTTCTGGTAGCATATTCTACTAAGAACAAATGACATATAGCTCTGTGTTCATTATATGTATATATATTCCATGAATTTCCTAAACCATTAGCTCTTGCTTTTGGTCTTACAGTAGATCTTGTGAAATTAACACTAGGTATTTTATTTTTAGAAGATCTATAATAGTCTCCATCAATATAACCTTCATATGCAGACACATAAGCTTCTTTATGGTGATGCCATCCTGGTTTGGCATGTGGACATATTTTTAAATTATGTGTTTCAGTAGATTCTATATAATCATCTATCCACCAAAATTCAGGTATTTTAATCATTACGTTTACGTTATTGTCTTCTAACAAAGTACCTACATCTCTCCATCCTCCAGCAGAATAATTTTCACATTTAGTCCAATTGTCGTTTAACTTTAACATTCTATGTAAAGGGTTTCCAGCTTTGAAATGTATATATCCTTTCATCATACTCTATATAGGTAATGATCTGTGCATGTCCATATTACCAATACGAGTACAATCTGGATTAGATGATGTTTCTGACCAAGATACACCGTACCAGTCTGGAGCATCTAGTGTAACAATTTCACCTAATACAAAGTTGTTTGGTCTAATAGTAACAGCTCCAGAAGTTAATATATCAGAAGCATCTGAACTGAATTTACAAGTAACAGTTACTGTATTATTCCATCCTCCCAAACATCCTAGCCATATTTCCACATTAGTTGATGTAGTTACGTATCCTGCAATAAATTCAACTCCAACACTTTGTTGCATAACTAGTTTTACTAGTGTTCTTTCTCTAGTACTTGCAACTAATGAAGCGTAATTAATAGTGTTATGTTTAATATCATTACCTCCGATTATTTCAAATGCTATTTGTTTATTGCCATATAAATTATCTGTTGGTAACTATAAAGTTGCTAATTTTATCCAAACCTAGTGCTAGCCATCAGCTAAATTTGTATACCTCTTTGTAAAATCTAATCCAGAAGCAGTTCCGTTTTCTATAACATTCTTACCATCTAACAAATCAGCATTCAGATTGGTACATAGAGTAGTAGAATTAGTTTTGATAGGAGCTAGATTAGAACTAGTATTTAATGTTAATTGCCCATCTCCAAATGTAGCTTTGGTAATAGTATTATAACCAATATTTAAATTATTAGAAGCACCAACACCGAAATACCATGTATTTACCGTTTGATTGTTATTATAAAATCGCATATAAGCTCCACCGTCAGATTCTGTGCTATGTAATTCTAATTGTGCTCCTCCTACTGAATTTTTAATCCTCAACAGACCAGTCATCGTATCACCAGCTTTATTTACATAAGTAGTAGTAGGATCTACACCTAATGCACTAGTTACATTAGCCTTAGTTATACTAATAGTACCATCAGTATTAGTAATATTACTACCAGTCTTAACACCACCTAATACAGTACTAGATGCTGTTGGTAAAGTATAAGTATAAGTAGCTACTAACTTACCAGTGCTATCAATAGACAATCTATCTCCTACAATAATACCACCAAGTGTAGTAGTTGTAGCAGCAGGTAATACATACTTATTAGCTTCAGCTTCAATAGCAGCTAGTTTATTCTTTTCAGGAGTAGTATAATCATTAGTACTAAGACCTTTACCTTCAACTTTATCTACTTTTTGAGTCTACAGTTGAGTAATATTACTATTCAGTGTCTATTCTACACCAGTAGCTCTTTCTACTTCATTTGCTATAGCTGTAGCATTAGCTGATTCAGCGCCTTTAGCTCTAGTTACTTCACTAGCTAAATCACTAGTTAGTTTCTATTCTGCTGCTTCTGCTCTAGTCTATTCAGCTGTTACAGTAGTATCTGTATATGATTTAGCTTGTTTAATAGCATTAGCTATAGAACCAGTAGTAGCTTCATTACCATTAATAATAGTAAGTTTATCTTCATTTACTTTTACTCTATTAGTAAGTGAAGATATGTTGTTATTAATAGTAGTATCAGCTTGAGTTCTATCAAGTATCTCTTGAGCTAAGTTATCAGCTACTTCTTGAATACTACCTTCAATAGCAGTAGTATCAAATGAACCTGATAAAGCATCCCAACCTTCTTCAGTCCATACTACGTTAGTACCAGCATCATAATGTTTACCACCTAAGTTAAATGCATTAGTAATATTATATACATCACCAACTACATTATTATCTTTAGGTAGAGCTTCAAATGTACTAGATCCTTTTACTTTATAAGCACCAGATAATTTAGCATCTACTTGCGCCTTAGTATAAGTATCAGACTTGTCTGCTTTTAATGCTAACGCTGCATTAGTTGCATTAGTATGATCAGTAATCTTATTGTCTAACTCTTCTTCTTTAGCTTTAGCTCTATTGGTTTCTACTAAGATAGCTGCATTTCTATCACTAACTTCTGTAGCAATAGCTTCTTTTCTATCTTGTACTTCTTTGTTTATAGCATTAGTATGTTGAGTATCTATCTGAGTAGATCTATCAATTTCATTCTGTAAGTTAGTACTAATAGTCTATTCGGCAGATTCAGCTCTATTCTTCTCAGTAGCTATATCATTGCCTAATTTAGTTTCAGCAGCACGAGCAGTAGCAGCTTCTTTATCTATATTACTTTGTAAAGTAGCTAAAGACTATTCTAATGAATCTGAATCAATAGCAATACTAATCACATTATCTTCACTAATACTAACATCTTTACCTGGTTTTAACTTATTAATTAAGTCATTATAATCACCAGATGTAGCTACTGGTTTAAAATCTGGTTTGTTAGTAATATTATCCCATTGTACAGCTATATCACCAGATGCACTAATTACATTAGTTTCTTGATCAATTTCAATGTTTAAACCTGCAATGAGTTTCTTCTAATACTTTGCACGTATATCAGCAAAGGTATCAATCATCTCAGTATGAAGTTCCTATAACTGATGCTGCTTAACAAAGTCTAAGAAATCTTTAGATGTAATGATACCAGCAGAACTTGTAGAGGCTACTGGTATTGAAACAGTTTTATTACTTCCATCATACTTAAACATTACCATAGTAATGCCATTAGGATTAGAAGTATTAAATTGTATATCCTTTATTACATCTTTTACTTCTTCATCATCTACTTTACTATCTACATCACTAATGTTTGCTTTATCATTAAGCAATTTGTTTACCTATGTTTTAGTATAGTAGTTGCTAAGATCAGGTACACCTCCAGAGGCAGCTAGTCTTACCCATTCGGTTCCATTGAAATATTTAATGCTACCACCGTAAGGATTATCAGATAAGTCAACCCAATAGTCTATTTCTTCTGGATTAGGTTGAACAGATGTTGCAAAAAATATTATCCTATTTGTTACCATATGTATTTGTTATATTAAGCTGCTGGAGTTTCTAATGCAGCAACTCTTGTAGTTAATGCGTCAATTAAATCTTTTAAAGCTTTACCTTGTGCAGCAGCTAAAGCTTCTGTAGTACTAGTACTTGTTAAAGTATTATTTATAGTCACTTTAGTATCTGCTGTAGGAGGTGTATATCCTAATGCACTAGTCACATTAGCTTTACTAAGACTAATTGTACCGTTACTATAAGAAATATTTGCTCCTACCTTTACTCCACCAATAATTTCAGCTGTAGCTGTTGGTAAAACATATTTATTGGCTTGCGCAGCAATACCATCTAGTTTAGTTTTATATGCATCCGTAAAGTCATTACTAGACAATTCTTTACCTTCTACTTTATCTACTTTACCTAATTCAAGTGCTTTGATTCTAGCACTCTGATCATTGTCAGTATCATCATTTAAAGGCAACCATTTGCTATCACCTGCATAATACTTAATTACATTACCTTTTGGATCTGCTGATAAATCAACCCAATACTCGAATTCTTTAGGGTTTGGAGCTATATAGCTTCTTGTTATTCTTGTCATATACGTATATTTTAATTGTTAATTCTAATGTATTACAAATTGTAATAACTTATGAGTACCTGTAGAGTCACTTATATTAAGAGATATACGTGCCTGTCTAGTACTATCTGTGTCATTAGGATCTAATGTAATATCTATTCTATCCTATTTGACATTTATATGTACATATTGTGCAGAACTAAATCCTTGAATATTGTACATATTACTATGAACATCTAGTGATACTGTTTCACCAGATTTAATAAATCTATGTGGAGTAAGATTCCAAGCATCTATTACTTCAGGAATAATGTTTCTAGCTCTATTATCCACATATAATATATTGTACAATATAGTTTCTTTTTCCATAACGCATTTTAAGGCGTTTTAAGCCATTTTCTTTATTAAATGAACAACTTATCCATTAAACTCTAAAAGCTTCTTAGAAGAGCCAGTAGGTACGTAACAATCAATGTGAGACCACCCGTCTGTATTAGCTTCTAATCTAATAGGATATTCAAATAATTCAGCATTCTATCTTACTATGTTATTCACTGCATTACTATCTAAATCCTTTACATTAAAATCTATTGCTTTACCTAAACAGTGTGCGGATAAGTAAATACTACTTTTATTCTTTACTAACTAACACATATTACAACGTAAACCTCTCTGTGAGAACTAACCACCAGCTTTCCAAGTATTAATAGTAATAGGTTTATTGAATATCTTAGTACGTAGTATATACAAAGTACTAAGTAATTCAGTACTTATAAACTACCATGAAGATTCACCAAACTTGGAGTAGCAATGAGGGCATACTAATTCACTTACTTCAAAATAAGGTTTTAATTTATCTATTAATTCATTTCTGTCCATACTTCGCTATTTAATATTTCATTTAACTCATTGTTGTCGTAACGGTAGCTAAGTGATGATTATATTACAAGGACCGACAATATTACCGTTTCTGAATGACAGATTACCTTTTACAGTTTCCAATGGCGGAATATCATAGGTTCCGTCTGATGTGATATTGACTAATTTCACATCAGCACTATATCCCCAGTATAATTCCTGACCGTCAACTATACCTTTCACTTCCACTTTCATTCCTGGGAAATTTTTTGTTTGGTCAGGAATGTAGCATTTTACTGTATCGTTCGGTGTAGCAAATCTAGTTATGACAAATGAGGTGCTTGTTATAATTATATCAGCATTTACAGAGGGATGCGGTCTCCAGTCATTAAAATTTACCGCATAAACATCTACAGGCTTTGACATATCGTCTCTATCAATTTCTCTCTCATCTACGATAACTCCTCTGTCATCAACATCATATTGCAATACTTTGTTGCCCAATATATGGTGCATTGTTATTATTTTCATTTCTTTCTCTGTTTCTATACATATTATCTACTAATAAATCGGCTATAACATTTATACCTAACTATTTGCTATCACTGATTAATTGTTCCTACATTACTACTAGGAGCATCTAATAGATGCCCTCTAGTAGTTCTCTGTCACTCAACTGTTTGATCTGATTGTGTAATTGACTATTCATTTTTAATATTACTTAAAGCATCTATAAAGAAAGGAGTACCATATTGATTAGCGTAATTTTGTATAATAGAAAACTCTTCTTCTGTATACTCTTCTTCTCCTTTTAAATTATATATTTTAAGTGCTAAGGAATGTCCAGCAATACCTTGAGCTGTTTTATATATACCATCAGCTAATTCAGCAGCTATATCTATAAATTGACTATTACTTTTAGCTAGATTAGTATACACTTTGAATTCTTTAAAATTTATTTTCATACGTTTCTTTATTTAATTTTTATTATCCTGGAGAACAGTAGAATTCCCACCATTGACCACCTGTACCTTTTATAAAAATATAGGAGTGACCAGCTTTACACGTTAAATTACTAGAAGTACTACCATCTGAATGCCATAGTGTTCCAGAAGAAGGTCTTACGTTAAAACTAGCAGCTCCTTTCATAAATATCATAGTACCTTCACTAGCAGTATTTGATAAACTAATAGTAACTCCACTGTTCTAAATCTTTATAATATAAGATCCATAGGAGTCCATTGTTTCGTTACTACCTGAAACTGCAACAGTTTTTAATTTTAAGCCCTATACATAACCTCTATCTATATACATTGCTGGTTCCGAATAACTTGAGGCATCAATAGATAATGGAATATAAAACGACTGTAACGAATTTATCTAAACCCCACACATATAATTTTTATATAGAGTACCTGTGTATGGAATACTTTTAACATATCCACCAAAATTTGATATAATACCAGTTCCATTGTTTGTAGGTTTTTGTATTACTACTCTAAGTCCTTCTTTATTTAACATACTCTTTGTATCAAATGTTCTAGTGGTAGTATCATTACCTATAGCTTTATTCTCAAACTAACCTGTCATAGTAATGTCACCACCAGTAATAGTTAAACTATTAGTAGTACAGTTAACGAACGTACCACTAGTAAATGTACCAGATGTAGCAGTAACTGTACCTGTGATAGCTGCATTTGTACATGTAAGTTTACCAGTACTACTATTCATAGATAGTTTACCATTGCTAGAAGTAAATACATTATTACTGAAACTAAATTCACCAAGTTTAGCATTATTAGCTAATAGATTGTTTACAGTTAAGGTGTTATTTTTACTAGCCTGTTGCCAATATGAACTACTTGAGGATGGAGTCTAGTTAGTGTTATTCTGTTTAGCTAAATATGTATTACCATTATACTACACATAGTCAACTACTGTCATATTTTGGTAATTCTCATACTTAGTATATTCACTACTATTCATTGCTGTAGTTGCAGGAGCTTTATAATAAGTAATACCAGATTTCCAATAACCGCAATCACGCATAATAGTATAACTACTATCAGCATCAGATCCATTCGTACCATCATATACTACAGGAGCTTCATAACTGATTACAGTCCACTAACTATCAGGTGAAGGAGTAGTATCTGTACAGAAACCAAACCAGAATTTAGTAGCATACGTATCTGAAGCCCAGCTTGCAGTATAAGATGATTGATTAGAACTAGAAGAAGATACTTTATTCCAACTACTACCACTATAACGATATACAGCAAAGTAACCATAAGCCTAAGATGTTACACCACTGCTATTAGTTTTAATAGCTCTAAGAGTACAACTAGTAGTTTGCAAATACCCTAAACTTGATCTAATAGATGCTGGAGCACCGCTCATTGTAATACTGTAACCATCTGCTCCATCAGATCCATCTGATCCATCTTGTCCTGGATCTCCTTGATCACCTTTATCTCCCCACTTAGACCACAACGCACCAGTTTTCCAAGCATACCATTTACTATTTTCCTTCTTTCTAGTCCATACATATTCATATTTAATAGCATCTGTAGGACCAGTTGGACTATCAGTCCATCCGTCTGGTACGTAATCGTCTTGTTGATATTCACTAGAGTCCACATTAGCTGGCGGATAATACTAACCACCTGGAGCCAAACTACTACCACCAACATAGTTAGAAAATCTCCTATAGATGTACTCGTATCCATCACCATCTTTACCTCTTTCTGAGTATCTAGACCATATACCAGGAGTTGACCAATTGCCCCATTTCTAAGTAGACTTATCTAGGTATCTTTGAGATACCCATTCATACATTAATGATGCGGTAACACCAGAAGGATGATTTGTCCAACCAGAAGGTATATGACCAGCTTGATTTACACTAGCAGGAGTAGAAGGTTGAGATCCATCTGCATTCCTAGTATAAATAAATTCAATACTATTACCATCTTTACCATCCTCACCATCAGCACCAGTAAGACGTATAAGATTAGACCATGCCGTTAAAGTACCATCTGGATTAGCAAATCGTTGAATCTACCATACGTACTCACCATCTCCTGGTACTAACTCACTATTAGTAGACCAACCTGAAGCAGCTGCATCTGTAGGAATAGATGGTTTAGTAGCAGATATCTTCCATCTATATTGATAATGACCACCTGATAAACCTTGTTCACCCCAATTAGACCATAGTGCTGGTGTACTAAAGTTAGACCATACTCCATCTGTACGTACACGTTTACAAGTCCACTCTGCCTTATAATCCTCATTTACTCCTTTTGGATCATCGGACCAATTATAGTCTTTAGAACCACCATTAGATATAGTGGGAATATAATCATTCTATTGAATAGACGAAGGAGTTTGAGGTACTCTATCAACATCAGCGGTACGAGTAAATATATATTCATATCCGTCACCATCCATACCTTTTTCACCCCACTTAGACCACAAAACTGGTTCTGAGAATTCTCCCCAAACACCTTCCCCAATTTTAGCAGCTTTCTTTTCTCGTTGTGATACCCATTCATACATCATATCTTTAGATACTCCTTGAGGACTATCTGACCAACCAAATGGTATATAATCATCTTGCTGAGATGTATCTGGTTTATCAGGAGCATCACTTGCACTGGTTACTTTGTAAATGAATTCTAACTTAGTTCCATCAGAACCATCTTCACCAGTTTCACCAGTAAGTCTAATAGGATCTGTCCAACCAGATAATGATTTATCTGCATATACAGTAGCTTGAATCATCCAAGTAAATACTTCCTTACTTTCTCTAGTAGGTGGATACATGTACCAAGTATAGTTATCATCAGCAGGTGGTATCTAAGAACTAGTAGGTTTAGGTGGTTTTATACTAGAGTTAGTATAACAGAACACTGTATACTGACCATCTTTACCAGCTACAGAAGCACCTCTAAATCTATTAGGATCGCCCCATTGCACATCAGGATCATCTACTTTACGGGCACTTTTAGTAGACATCCAAATAGCAGATGCAGTATAATTTCTATGCCATCCATAGGAAGTACCATCACCAACAGGTCTATCTGGTGTAGCATCGTTATCATTATAAGTTACCCATAGACTATTACCTTCTAGCTAGTATGATAGATTAAATTCTTTATTAAATATAGCAATACCTTCACAATGAACATATACTAGAAGTTTCATGTCGTGAATATTGGTAATTTTGGTAATAGTAAACTTACCGTTATCCACTCTACATTCAATGCCATTAGATTCCCAAGTACAGAAGAATGTATCTCTATCTACAGTAGTATTATATGTTAAAGGAGTTTTACCTCTCCACGCTTGTACTTCAAATGTAAATTGTTCTTGTTGTTGATAATCTGTTATGATATTGAATTCGTTATCAACAATTATACTACCTTCAGTTCTAGTAAGAGATACAGAATAAGCATCCTAACCATGCAAATCTTCTACCTATTCAGGAGTAAACTGTACATATGCGTCTGTAAGATAAATATTACTAATGTAAGCACCATTACCAGCAAGATTACCATCATTAGGCGCTCCAGGTATATTTAAACCATCTAGTAAACCAAATTGTGATGCAATATTCTTTGCTGGATTAATATGCCAAGTGTTTACTTTCTTCAAGTATCTTTTATACTGTCTAGTAGAGTAAGCACTATCTTGTCTAGTTTCATCAGTAAAGTTACCATAAACAGCAAATTTCATTGACTTACAAGGATGTTGTGTAGTACCTTGTTTCAATGAATATCTGAATTGTTTACCTCTAGCATCTAATACTTCTATAGGAGTAAAGTAAGATGTAGTAAATCCCTATACTTTATCAAATCCACAATCATCAGTACCAGTTTCAGTATTATTAACTCCATCAAAGTTATGGAATATACCTCTACATATATCATTTACATGTATACCACTATATTCTCCATCTTCTAACTTCAATGTAACAATCTGATTAACTAAGTCTACATCTTCAATAGTACCAAATGCTATTGAATTCCATAGTTCACCACTTACTACATCTATCTTATTAAATCTTAATTCTGGTACTTCTAAAAATTCTCTAAGGATAAGACTAGTCATTTCTCCTCTACCATCCTTATCTATTTGAGCACCTGTACCACCAATCATACCAGTAACAAAAGTACCTATCTAAACTCCTTGATTTAGATAAGTCATCTTATTACTTCTTAAACCTCCATTGAAAGTAATTATACCAGCAGCTGTGTCATCGTACAATTTACTTAAGAATAACTTACTACCTTCAGATTTAATCATAGCTTTTACTACAGCAGTATCTACTACACCGCCTCCTTCTCCACCACCAATACCTAATGCTGATGGTTGTATATTATGCCATGTACCATCACTAGCATACTACAGTAAGTCACCTTCTGTAATATAAGTAATAGTAACATCTTTAAGAGTAGCTAGATGGTTAATTCTTTCAACTAAGGTATCAAGCTCACCAACACTAGTATCTAAGGTATTAACATTACCCTAAAGTGTCCTTACCAGTCCAGTGAGTTCATTTAATTCGTCTTTAGTTGCATACTATGCCATTATTTCAATAGTTTATCTATTACTACTAATAATTTCATTCTCTATTCCTCATCTATATTAAACGTATCTCCTTGAATTAGTATATCATATACGTAATTAACACACACATAGTTTAATATCTGAGTTCTATCATAAGCAATATCATATTTTACTTTATTGCTTATTGTTTTACCTATTTTATAGTTATTTTCTATCATAGTGTACAACAACCATTACTACAACTCCTACAAATTCTACAATTTGTTATCCTATTATACGTACAACAAGTATGTTCTAATGGAATTTCTAAGAGTCTACATAAATCAACATAATAATCTATAGCATCTTCAGTTAACTAATTAGCTAGAGCATATTCAAGTAATTGTGATTTAAAATCACACATTAATATTTTTTCTTTCTAATGTTTGTCCAGACATGTATTACAAAATGTTACTAACATGTTTACTTTTCTATAATACAGGTTTTTCTAGTCTATTGCAATTGAAACTGCATTATTACTCCCAACAACATTAACTATAAAGGATGTAGAATCATATTCTGTAATGTCTATAGTAATAGTGTTATCAGAAATATTGGGAGAATTAACGACATGATTATGATCTTCATCATTTTCACTATACATATTTTTCTTATTAAGAACATTGTCCAAATAAACTTTAGTGACCGAACTAGCGCTATCTAAAGTGATTGTGAGAATATTATTTTCTATCTTTGTATTAATTATTTTCATATCTAGTAAAATTAAAAAAGGCGAAGCCGAGGATAAACCTCAACCTCGCCTGGGTTTAAATAAAGAAACCGTGTATTATCCAGCACTAGTATCAACACCAGTGATAAATGCTTTAAGATTCTTAACAAACTGAGATGCACTCAAGTTAGCTGCTTCTTCAACGTACAATTCAGTAGTCAACGGAGTAGTTTTAATGTACTGGTTGTCTGGTGATAAATACAGATTATCATTTTCAATAGTAATGTAATCGTAAGATGCACCTTCAGTAACATTACGTTTCGGTTCAACAATAGGATATGCGTCTGTAAATACATGACCTTTGTAACCTAACATACGTACTTCCGCATCACGTACTTGTTTCCAGTAACCTTTACCAGGTTTACCAGCAGTCTTAGTGATAGTTACACCAGGAACTGCTTCAGGAACATTAGACAACAATGCACCAGGAATAGTAACATACAGAGAAGCCTCCATAGAAACTACAGAATATTCATTCAAAGAATAAACACCTTCATTATCATCTTTAGGAAGAGCTGTAAGTGTCAATTTGTGACTTGCAAATGTAGCACTTACTCTACGATTAGCATGTTTATTAATCTTCTTCAACAGTGCATTACCCAAATCGTCAGCAGTTTCAGTTGTAGCAACCACTTCATAAGTATGAGTAAACTGTCCCGGAGCTTCGTACATGTCTTTATAAACAATACGCAAAACATATCTGTGACCGATAACAACAGTAGCACTAGTTAAATCAATTTCGATTTTTTCTTCTACAGGTGCAACATAATCACCAATTACGTAAGAAGGTTTAGAAGCTTTCTGAATGGCATTAGAGTACTCTACAGAACGCTTAGTAGCACTAGTACCATTAGGCAAAGCAATAGTCATATTATCACCAGCTACTCCAATATATACTGTAGATGCAGTTACTGCTGCGGCTTCGTTTTTAATCAAGTTCTTATTTTCATCAAATAAAGCTACAGCACCCTGAGTAAGACTATCTACTGTAGTATAAGATGCTGGACATGTTTTACCGATAAGTACGGTATCAACGTGTGTAATCATAGTTTATATAAAAATAATTAATTGTTAGACTTAGCGCTAGTCTAGTTTGTCCTTCTACTTTCCTTATTTCAGATTTCCAGGTCAGACAAACGCATTAATTTATTTGTTATTCCATTGAAGCAATTTCATTGGAATAAGCATTATAATGCTACATTGGTTTAGTAGCAAGATAAATCTAAATTGCCATTTTCACAATTTCCATATGTGTATGTTCTGGCAAATCTGTATATTCTGTATTAGTAATATTACTTGAATTAATTTCAGATGGTTTAGCTAAGTATGTAATCTCATATTCACTTACTTTATATTTACCGTCTGTGTATAATATTATATTATTATCTTGAATTAACTTTAAAGGTCTAGCTTGACAATATTTTAATTTGTGTTCAGATAGTGAATTACTTAATTGTCTATCCAATGTTTCTATTGTAGATTCTAAAGTATCAGTATACTTTATTATATATTCTCCTCTTTCGTTAGTTTCCCAGCATTCATTTAAATTACTTGGCTGTATGCCAGCTGTATCTCCAAGTAATAACACATAATCTTCCGGTAACTCTACAGAATAAGAATTGCGATCACCTTTATTAATTGAATTTGCAGTATATTTCTTATTTTTAATTAATGTACGCAAATCATCTATTCTTTTCTAAGTCTATTCAAATCCTTGAGCTTTAAAGTTAACACCTGAGTATCTTGTTTTATAAAATTTATCAATTGCCTCATTAATGAATGATATGATAGTATCAGATGTTAGTTTTTCTTTAATAACTAAATTTGGATCCATTAATTGCAGTCTACGTTCAAATTCAATTTGCATGTTTCTTGGACTCATAATCATTCATCTATTTGGTTCAACTGTGATTTAGTCTATATTCTCTTAGACTCAATATCTTCTAATGCTAGTTCTACAGCTCTATTAATTACTTCAAACTGCATATACTCTGGTATTTCACTCATACCATCTGCTGGTAAGTTCTCTATCTTAGTAGGGAACTTAACATAAGTAATATCTACAGAATAACTATTACTACTCATAGCTAGGTAATCATAATAGATATATAGAGTGTTATCTTCTATCACAGCTACTGGATCTTCTATCCAAGGATTATTATTATAAGTCTTCTTGAATTTAGTAGCGTCTGCATGATCTATTAGCTTTATGGTAGCTTTTTTGTTATTGAAGTTTAATACAGCATCTACAAAGAACATTCTGTCACCGTTGAATAAGTTAGTAACATAACATCTATTTGAGTCTGTTTCAGTATTAGCAATAACATTTGTATCTGTATGTACTAACTTTTCCAAGTCGTGAATACGTTTTACAGATCCTTCAAAGCTAGTTTTTAAGTAGTTATTACCAGTAAACTTGTTACTGATTTCTTGGTATAAACCTTGATCTAACCAGTAATCTATTTCTTCTGGTAAGAAAGCAGGACAACCCCCAAAGGCTACGCTTTGAGAGTTCTTGTCCATTGCTACTTTAAAATATGAGTGAAATTGTTCTCTAGTCATTATTTAGATTTATATTTAATATAATTTTCGTAAGTCATCCAAATATATCCAGCTTTTTTAGTTCCACATTTAGAAGTTCTAGGCTATATTGCTGTGAACTATAAATGTCCGTAACTGCCAATAAGCTATTTAATTTTTAAATTAGCATCCTAATATGAATAGAACTAATTTACAATATTATAATCTTCATCTAATTGTAATATTACAGGATCTGATAATTTTAGATCGTTGTAATTTTCTAAAGTCATAAATATATTGTTCCCAATTCTTAAGTGTTTTACATCTTTACGAAGATTATAAATATTTGAGTTAAATTCTTTAGAAACTTCTTTTTTACTGTCCCAAGTTTTTATATAATTAAATGAAAGGTCTAGCTATACAATTTGTATTTGTTTTCGTAAATAACTACGTTTTCTACTTGTCTACTATTTTAATTTATATTCTGGATTACTCCAATGTTCTTTAGCATTTTGAGATATTTTCAATCTACTTTCTTTAGAAATTTCATAAACATTTTTGTTTCCTTGTCCACCATATGTACAATTATATCCTAATTTAGGATTTGTACTATTATAATGATTTATCCAATATATCTCACGTTCATTTAATTCCTATTTGTTTTTGCAAGTTTCAACAATTTCTATAATAAAATTTTCATAACCGTATTTTATTATAGCTTTTTGTAAATAATGCTTTGGAGTTTTAGTAGTTATTTTAGCGTCAGATAAATGTTTTATTAAACGTTTACGTAGACTTATACTAGTTTGACCAATGTAAATTTTCCCGTTTATAGTATTTGTTATTTTGTATATAACAAAGTTTATATTAATACCATAATCAGAATTTAATACTTCAGACAATTTCATTTTGATTGAATTTCACTTTTTATGGCTAAAAGAATATCTTGATTCTTTTTGTCTTTCAAATATGCAATTACATCTTCAAGACCGTTACCAATAAGATCAGTACCAAAGTAATATGATGCTCTGTTCTTACGAATAATATTTTTACTTAAAGCTTCTTCAATTACAAAGTTAATTTCTTTATTAGGATTATCTACCCAAATTCTAATAAATCTTGCTGGATCAGCTTCTACGTTTTCACCAAGTCTAGCTTCAACCAATTCATTAGACATAGTGTCAGCTTTAACTCCAAACAGTCTAAGACATTTGCGCATATCTTCAAGACTCATCTTATCCAGTGCTCTATAAGCATCACGTTTAACTTTGTTAGCTTTATTAATTTGTTCTGCTTCAGCTTCTTTATTTATAAGTACATAATCAGTAGATGGAGTTACTTTATCAATACCATTTGCTACTCTCTTATGTCCTAATAGGAATAAATATTGCAATTCTCCTTCAGGTCTATCAGTATTAATTACTAATTCTTTCTTACCAATCTTAATTGCAAATGTATCCCAAAATGTACTATCAGGATCTAATTCTCCTTCAGCTTTGCCCATTTTCTGTTCTAGTTCTCTAGCTTTATCTTGAGTTAGACCTGTGTAACGGCTACCAGATCTTGTCCAATATGAGCTCAAGTAATCAAAGCAATTAGACCATTTTACTAATCCAGTCCATGGGTTCTATTTAGTTATTCTAACGATTACTTCCATAATTATAAAATTAGAGTGTTCAAGTTATTCTTTGTATTTCCAAATAAACTTGGTAGATTTAGTTACTTTTGTTTTTCCATTAGCACTATTAGCTATAGTTTTTCTATCTTGACCTGTATTTTTACTAGCTTCAGATATACTATCAAACTCTGCTAACAATTTTCCATCTAATGAATATTGTAGTACTTTCTTTCCACATGCTTCTGTAGCTCTTTGTTTTATTAAAGCTAATTCTTCAGCAGTTCTTACTTTATTTTTTCTAGATTCTATGTTAGCCTGTCTACATTTATCAGAAATCTGTGGTTTCCAATCTGGTAGTATAGCTGCTAAAGATGGATCTACTTTACTTGGAATTTCTTTATAATCTTCTTTATATAACCATATATATGGGTTTCTTTCAGATATTAATACTCTTTTCCTTTTTAAGGATGATATTATTAATGAAGTACTTATTCCAGTTTTTCTACTGGCTTCGTTTACACCACTATATTCTGTTATATAATCTCCATTTAAAGTGTATTGTAATACTGGTTTTTTTCTAGTTTCACCGATTTTACCAGATTTCCAATACTTATCTCTACCTTCTGTTCGTACTTTACCAGCTTCAGATAATAACTTTCTAGTATATTCACTAGCTGTTTTACCAGAGTTAGCTATACTTATTTTTTGTTTAGTTTCTTCAGAACAAGGTCTACCAAAAGTGCCATCTCCACCTTCTGTCATATTGTATCCCTTCTCGGGATTTGTAGAATCGTATTCTTTTATAAAGAACTTTTCTCTTTCTTTAAGTTCTTCTGCATTTTTACAGAATGATATGATATTGATATCAAATCCGTCTGCTCCATACTTTCTAAGAGCGTTATGGAATCTAAAAGAGGAGCCGTGTTCAGCTTCAAATAGATGCTGTTTAAATCTAGCACCAGCTCCTCTATTAGTTATACCTATATAAACTTTTCCGTTTACTTTATTTGTAATCTTATATACTTCGTAACTTAACATATAATTATCTGTTTAAAATGTTTATATTTGATAAACGCAGATAACTTAATTAAGTTACTCAGGCTGTCAGGTAATTACATGTTAAAGTTAGTTAATTATTATTCTGCCATCATGATTAGCTCCCCACACGCCCGAGGATCTTTCAACATCAATCCTACTTCACCCAAGAAGTGTACTGAGTAACCATCCTTAGCATTAGAACGAACTTCTGTATTAGAGTGAGCGTAACCAGCAGGAGTTACAGAACCAGCTGTACACCAGTTAACGAATTCACGATCTTTACGAACTACTTTAACAATATTGGCTTCACCATCACGACGACCCAAATCCAAGAATGTCATACGGTAAGATTCCAACGGTTTCAAAGTAACAGGATGCAACTGACGATTGTAAGTAGTGTTGTCATACAACGGGAAATACTTCAAAGTCAATTCAATACCGTTAGACATTGCATAAGTTTTAAACTGACCACCGAACTTCAGATTATCGCCAGAACCAGTTACGAATACTGTGTCAATCAAGTTCATGTTAGCCATCTTTTCTTTAAGTACACGGTCAAATTCACGCATACCCATTTCACCTGTCAATGCAACGAATTTACGTTCATTAGTACCAAGTACATTATAAGACAGATCAAACAAGAAATCTTCCAACAGTTCTGCTGTTAAACGAGTGTAGTAACGTCTGTTAGACGGAGCAATCTGTTCCAACAAACCAGCACCAATAAATGCCATTATGTTCAATAGAGTTCGTTAGGCTCTATCCGAGGAGTTGTGCTAATTCTCCTCTGCTATATGTTTCCATATAGATCAGACTATATCACGATCTTTTGCTGCTCTCACAGTATTCAGATCTTCCCCACTTCCACTCACTTGAGTGTACTCGCCCGACGGCGATAGTCGTTGAGGTTTCAAGGGTATTCTTTCAATTTCGTAGTCAGCAAACATACCACTCATTGGAGTCCTAACTCCCGTAGCAATTTGCCTTAAATATCTTAAACAGAATTTACCAAAATGCTTTAACATTTTATGTCTATTTGTAAATTCTAAAATTTCACCTGTTTTAGTATTTGTAAAACGATATAACATTGAGTCTTTAGATCCGCGCTCCACAGCTAACTAACAATTCTCTTGAGTAGTAACCCACTATAGATTTTCAACTCTATTGTCGGCTCTGTTTCTATTTATGTGATCTACTACTAGCTTATTATCTGGATTAGGTATAAACGCCATAGCCACTAATCTGTGCATCATAAATTTCTTAGATCTGTTACCATAGTTTAATTTTACTCTAACATATCCACCACGTGAATAAAAAGGCTTGAGAAAATCACCAAGATATTCTGAGTAAATTCTACCATCGTTTGTTATTTTGTACTTAGATTCATAACCATCTAAGTTTACAGGTAATTCTTTAAATACCACTTGCTTACCTGCTGATTGTCCATTTGCTATTGTTTGCATATTATATAAACTTAATTATAATCGTTATTTGGAGTTTCCAGCATTTCAGGGAAATTCATTATAATATTTCTACTATAATGCCCACTTGTATTAAATACAGTAAATATAAATTACTTTAATACGTTTAGGTCGTCCATTCTTACCTTTCAGGTTACAAGAACCATCTTTGTTTACGTTATTCTGATTGTATACCAAAGCTCTTTCAAGACGTTTGTACCACTCACGCATTGCAACCCATTCCTGGAATGTAGACCACAAGTAAGAAGTTTTACCAGTCTTAGGATCTTTCAAAGCTACTGCCATAACTGTAGAGTAAGCAGAACCTGTGATATCATAAGACAGACGTACTGTAGTCAAGTAGTTACGCATCTTAAAGTGAGTATTGTAGTTCAGGATATCAGCCTCTTCACTGTATTCTTCATAAGCAGAAGCCAAACGGTTTACTTGGCAACCAGAAGATAAAACAGCAGGATCAATATAAGAAGCAGGGCTACCATTAGATACAAATACTGTATAAACATACAGATTGCCATCTTGATATGGAGCATCCTGAATACGTGCTTGACTCTTATCATCAAATTCGATAGTAGCACCAGGACCAAACCATGCATCTTCCAACCACAAAGTAATAGGTGTGTTGCCCAAACCTGGAGTAGAATTTTCACCAATTGCAGCACCATTCCATTTAGCGTCACGAATTGTAACAGCTCTGTCCTGGTCAATCATAACACCCCATTCAAATGAAGGCTGATCAATAGTCATTACATTTCCAAGACCACCTGTCAACATATCAAGGGAAGTACTGTAACCATTATCTTTAGTACCAAATACGTATGACAGGATAGTAGATACCTCATAAGGTCTTTGCTGAGAAGCGAGACTAATCTTATTAGTGTCGATCAAATCAGAAAACCATTTACCTTTGTATAATTGGAGGTTATTAAGAATATTATTATCCATAAAATACTAGTAATTTAATTTTTTTATTTATATAATTAATTATTATGATATACGCAGTTGTCGTGCAGCTGAGAACCAAATTGGATCATCATCAGAACTCGTAGCTTGTTTTCTAGATTTAGTAGTAATACTACTAGATTTTAAACTTCGTCTAAACTTATCAATAGCTGAATTATTTCCTTCACGTTTAGCAGCCTCAATAAGCTTATCAGCATTCATTGTAAAGTATGCTGATTCTATGAGATTCTTAACACCACCCTTAGCATAGTCCTTTTGGTACTTTGTTTTACCGTCTGTGTCTGGCTTAAGTATATAATCCATTAAAACCTTTTTATCTTTTTCAGGGACTGTAATACCACGTATATTCTTTAAGCCTTTTATTTCGCTAACAACGTTATCATAGAATTGCTGTTGTCTCTGTAACTATTCACGATAAGCCTTTTTCTAATCCTCTAATAGCTGTTTCTTCCTTTCCTCTTTAATCTCTTTCAGATCTTCTAAAGCGTCTTGTGCTTCATCTTCAAGTAATCCAGCTTCTTCGTATCTACTTACTAACTTATCAATTTTCTTAGTAGAGAACCCTTTTTCTTTAAGTAATTGTTTTACTACTAATTTCTGATTAGCTTCATCTTCAATGTCAATATCATCTAAATCTAATTCAGCATCAATAGTTAAATACTTCTTTAAATCTCCACCTTGTTTTACGAAATTATCTAGTGCTTCAACTTCTTCACTAGAGTATTCAGGCTTACTATTTTCTTCAATGACATTTTGGAAGTAATTAATTAACTCATCTACACTCTTGGGTTTTTCCTCTCCTTCTTCAAATTCCCAATTGAGTTTTTCAGCCATAGCGTCAAAGAAGTTAGTAACAACATTTTCTTCATTATTATCTTCAACCTCTTCTTCCTCTTCTGTTTCTTCCTCAATAGTTTCTTCTTTACGAGGTCTACCAGGCTTACGTTTTGGTTTATCTTCAATATCTTCTTCTTCAATTTCTTCTTCCTCAGTATCTTGTTCTTCTACTGGTTTTTCTTTCTTATTCTTTACTTCGATATTGTTATTTTTAATATCTTCCAATTCTTCATCGTCTAGTGATTCAAATTCATCAGCGTTAACATTAACGTTTTCATCAACATTTGAATTTCTAAAACCACCGTCTGGATTAGGGATAAAGCTATCTAGTACAGCTTCAAATCCACCTAATGTCATTTTTTTATCCATAATTAAAATATTTAATTAGATTTATTTTTTCTTCTTTTTACCTTTATTCCATTTAGCAGCATTCTAAGCGAATATTGCTCTCTTTCTTGTTACAGGATTCTTACTGTGAGTTAGTTCTTCGGTTGTCTTTCCTGTCTTCTTTTTAGTTGCATTGAACTTACCTCTATTCTCTGGCTTTATCTTTATCTTCTTCATAATTCTAAAATTGTTTATTTACTATTGGATAAGTACCAAGTAAAGGTATCTTGTTAAACCACTTTGTGTACTATCCAGGTGTAGCAAATTGAAGATAAGCAGCTTCAATAGATCTCATATCTTTAGGCAAGGATCTTATAGCTTTCTTAATCTATCTAGAAGTTACCTTATCTCCTATATTATTAATCATACCAGTCTTAAACATATACTCTCTAAGAGTATTCATATAAGACTTCTATTCTGTACCTTTGCTATAATAATCAGTTTTATCTGGAAATAATGGATTCTTCTATTTTGATAAATCTCTTTTTAACTCTGCAAACATAGAGTTGCTATAATCAGGATTTGAACTTTTAGCTAAATTAAAATCTACATAGTGTCCTAATTCATGTCTAGTAGTAGGATAATCTATCTCCGTAAGATTTCTATTTATCTAATATTCAAAATCATCATATCCTGCTGGTTGTCTTCTAGTAATATACCTATTTACAGCTGCATCTTTAGCCTACATTTTAGCCTTAGCATCTAACTATTTTATAACAGGATTAGGTAAATTCCAATAATTAGTATTATACTAATTAATTATATCTTCATATACTTTAGCGTAATTATCGCCGTATGTATTCTAAATCTATCTAGCTCTTTCCATATAAGCTGGATTAGAATATAGATCTTCAATTATTCTATTTCTAGATTCTATAGCATCATCATATAATTTATATGTACGAGCTTTATCTTCAGCTTCTCTACGGAACAAACTGTTTATTTTATCCTACACAGTTCTTCTTACTTCTGGTACATATTTAGAAGAGTATTTAGTTAATCCTCTAGCTACATTAGATACTGCATTACCCGCTAGTTTAAATACTGGATTAAGTAAAGCTCCTTCTACATATAGACTGCCTAACGGATCTGAATTTGAAACATAGCCTGCACCTGGGTTATATCCATATGTAGGATTATATGGATCTCCTTTAGGGTCAAAGTTAGTAATAGGTCTTTCACTAGTAGTCTGTGGTGGGATTTCATCTATAGTACCACCATCTGCATACTTCTTCCAATCCCAGTACTTCAGTTAGGGATTATTCTCCCTAGCCTACTTATACTGTTGCATTCTCTATCTAAATGCTTCACGTTCCATAATTATTTACTTTTCTTTCCACTTTTAGATGACTTTTTGCCACCTTTCTTTCCACCGCATGCCATAATTATAAATTTTTAATATAGTTAAACCAATTTTTCTTATTCTCTCTATAGGTCTTTTTACGATTTTTTATTTTATACTTATTTGTATTAATTTCGTAATCAGATTTATCTTCGTTTGCATATGCTTCCATTTCATAAGGGATCGTATAGTATGCAGAAGATGCCGGGTAAGTAATAGGATTACCTTTAATCCACTCCCATACATAATCAGCATAATACTTTAACCAACTACCTTTATCTTTAGCCTACTATAAATGTATATTTTCGTGATTCCAAGTAGTAGTTTTAATATCAGATTCTTTCTTTTTGGTTAAAATATACCCACACCAACTCATTGCAGAGTAACCACTAAATGGATAATGATCCATATGCTTATACTATACTTTGTCTTTATTTTTAGTAGTAGTAAATAGCTGCTTTACTAACCACCATGTTTCTTTAAACCAGTTCATACTTATTTAGATTTGGATTCTCCTACTACTTTATTTCTCAAAGCTGTCTTTGCCTTTAGCTTCTCTCTATCCATAGCAGCTTTATCAGACATACGTTGCAATTCAGTTTCATGCTTCATTCTATCTTTTTCAAGCTGTATCTTCTTATTTTCAGCTTCTCTCTTCTGCTCTATTTCTCTACGCTTATTGTTAAGTTCTAATTGTTTAGTAGCAATATCAGAATTTATCTTCTACTATTCTAGTGCTTGTTTTCCTATTTCAATTGGATCAGGAATACCATTCATATCTTGATCCATATTCTCAGCACCACGATAAGCATTAAGTTGTGCTACAGTAATTTTAGTAGCATTGTCTTGATCTACTTTATATTTTTCAAGATCCAGTTCAGCTTCCTTAAGCATAAGTTCTTCTTCTTTAAGCTGATTCTGTTGTTCTGCCATCTGCTGTTGAGCTTGTTGTTCAGCCTGTTGCTGTTGCTGCATCTGTTCCATTCTTTTCTGTTCAATTTCCTCAAGTCTATTCTTAATCATACTCATATTATCTAAAGTAATGATTTCAGCAATATCTAATAGACTAGCACCATTCTACATAGCAGGTTGTAACAGTTGCTTTAATTGATCTATATATTGTTGATTCTTAGTACTATCATCTACAAATATATCCATATCTTCATAGAAGAAATTATCAGATAATTGTACAAATGCTCTAGTGGCATCATCCAATATATAATTCAAGTATCTCTTACTATCTTTCCAAGCAGCTTTAGAAGTATTCAACAGCATAGTTAATACTCTTCTTTTTACCTAATTGTGATTCCAGAACCAAGGTTCAGTAATATGGTAAGACATATTAACGGCAGTATTAGCATTACTTACTAATTCACTAGCAGCAATCTGTCCTTGTCTTTGTGGAGTAATACCAGTAAGCTTAGCTACCATGTCTTCAATCTTTTGCATCAATTGAATATACTCAGCTATTACATTACTCATAGTTAAGTCCCAAGAAGATAACTGGTTGAATTGAGATGGCTTACCTCCTTCACGTCCTGGTATATCCCATCCTTCATCATAAGGATTGATGAAAGCTACACCTAGTGCACTTAAGTAATGCATCCACTTATTAACATCAATATTCATAGATTTAGGTATCTAAGTAATATCCATTACTGCTACTTTACCTTTATCTCTAGATAATGCTAATTCAAGTCTATACCATACCACAATATACATATACTGTAATGGTTTCATCATGCTTACTAATGATCTAGGCTTACTATTAGTATTGTTGTACACTACACCAGTGTAAGGCAATTTCTGTGAATTAGGATTATCAGCAGATATATGTTGATATTCAATAGGCTGAATTCCTATGTACATATCATCACCTATTCTATATCCTTCCCATACTTCAATAATCCAATCCCATTCTACAGATTGTTCAGTACCTATTACTTTATAATCTTCATCTACTTGAAACTCTTCAACTTCTCCAGTTTCTGGATTTAGTAAAGTAACAAATCCTATCTTTTTGAAAGATTTCCAACAGCAGTGATATACTGTTATATGATCTACATCAAACGGATTATCTGTAAAACTATTGATCTTATGCAATTTAATAGATTCATAATCCATACTAGTCTTTCTTATTTCTGGATTATTACCAGCTCCGGGTCTTTGATCAATAAGTTCTAATAATTCATTTAGTTGTCTTTCAGACATTTTATCATAGAATCTATCGTATATCTCAGTAGCAGACATGATCATCTTTCTGCGGCACCATGCTGCATCATCTATAAATTCTAAGTCTAAAGAATGCTCATAATCAAAGTACATAGGGTTTACTCTTTCTACATAAGGATCTCCATTGATTACACCTATGTAGTATATTTCTTCTCCACCTATTAAAGCATCTTTCCAGCCTTTATAGAATTCGTGGGTAAGATTCAACTTCCTCTTTAGGAATTGTAATGCGTGATAAGCTTCAGTTTCAGCTATATCCTTATAATCTTTCTATATATACTTTGCTATAGCTTCTGGAGTCTATATTTCTCCTGTAGCTAGTGCCTATTCATATCTAGCTGCTTGTTCAGGACTTAATTTACTAGCTATGGTAGCTTGTATATAATCCATTAACATTTCTTTAGCTTTCTCTTGCAATTCACTAGCAGCTATATCACTTGTACGTTGAGGATAAAAATTAAAAGGTCTTTTAGTTTCTTCTCCAAGTAACTAATCTACATATGGCTTAATGATATTATAATCCTATGCCATAGCAGGAAACCCATCATCTTGTTTAAATGGATTGGTTACATATTTAAGATCCTTTTCATTATATATACTATTGTATAAATCATAGTAAGTCTACATCTCGTCAGATCTAGATCTACCATTACCACCAAATCCTGAATCTCCAGCGCCTACTACATAGTCTATGCAGGCTTCTTTCCAGGCTTGTGTCTTCTTTGACATTGGTAGTTTCTGTGCAGGGAAACTTTTAGTATTCTTCATAATTAAAATGTATATACATTATCGTCGTTTGAAAATACTCTTGGAGTATCGTCATTGAACCAACTCTGCGCAAAAATTGGTCCATCAAAGAGCATCTTCTATTTGTTTTCTTTTTCTTTCTTTTTAACAACTACATTATATAGTTGTTCTCTATATATCATAACCTACATCAACGCCATCACTCGGTCAAAGTTACCTGTATCGTTATAGCTTATTAGCTCTTCTAATAGCGGCTCTGATAGTATCCTAGTTAGGTTTTTCTTACCTGGTGCATACTCTTCATTCAACCATTCTTTTATCATACCTTCACCCCATTGCTTTATCTACTTATTCATGTGACAACCTTTTCTTCTTTGTACTTTAGAATTACTAACTATATCATTAATAATATCAGGTTGATCAGCTAATAAGTAATCACAATGCTTAGCGGTAAAGTAAGGGAATAGACCTTTGCGTTCATTTTCATACATTATACGTGCATTATAGTATAATGCTAACTTACGTAGATTCTCATAGTACTCTTCAGCTGTTGCAGGTCTACCAGTATATTCAGCTACTATAATATCATAATACTCTTCAAAGTTCTAAAACCTCTTATATACAATAGATGATCCTAGTGAATTAGTACCAGACTAATCATGATCATAAGGGTCTACACCTATTATATATAATCCAGCTGTTGCATCTTTAGCTGGATGTTCCCATATAACTATTGAGCCGGTAGGATCATCGTCTTTACCAAGTGGATACTTAGTAACATCTCCGTGTTTCTTAGGTATCCATTTGATACTACCAGATTCGTCAAATATTAAATCACCTACTTGTTTATGATTCTATAACTAAGTATTAGTACGAATAAGTCCTAATTGCTCCTACAGTTCCTTCTTAGGAAATATATTACCGTTAAATTCCAACATTGCCTCTTGTGGAGTAATAGGACGTTCTGCAACATAACGGTCTATAGCAGTAGTATTAGTAGCTGTACTTATTACTTTTCTACGTTCATCTAATATAAATTCTAGAGAAGGTTTAGTAATAGTGTTACCATCATTATCCATGTATATTCTATTACCATCATCATCTCTAGTATCTAGATTAGTATACTATGGAACAAAGAATCCACACAATTTATCTGTAGGTGTACTATCCCATATGTTCTCAAATCCTAAACAATTGTATCCATCTGGATTATAGAACATATCTTTCATTGTTTCAAATGCAGAACCTTCGTCACCACCAGTTCCCCATACAATCATAGTACCAAATGCTACGCCGTCTTGTTCTACAGATGGTCTAGCAATTTGCCATGCTGCACCTAATTCTGAGAATGAACCTCCTTCTTCAAATAGAATTAATTTAGCACGTTTACCACGTACTACATCAGGATTATCTTTCAAAGTAACACCAATAATCTCTGACTTATAACCCATTTCTACTTCATTGCCAAATTCATCTTTAGTCCAGAATCCAGCTCGTTTACGCATAGTACTGTTAACAGATCGTTTCTTACCCCAAGCTGTATTCTTATCTATAAAGTCCATATAGTCCCAAGCCTTAGTAAGAATACCATCTTCAGTAAGATACTGCTTATTAGAAGCGTATATATATGTTTTACTATTAGGTATCAAATAATAATTACGACACGCCATAGCTCCACCTTTATAGCTATTGTGTGTTACTACGAAATCTCTAGTTATATATAATTGATTATCATGATCTACTCTAATACATCTTTGCTTTTCTTTATACCCAAGATTTCTAACTGCTTTTATACCTATAGAATTATATTTATATTCTCGGTGTCGTAAATTCTATAATTTTCTTTCTAATTTAAATATAGGTTCTTCTGTAGTAATACACACTTCCCAATGAGGTAAAGTATCTGACTTATAACCATTTCCGAAATCTACATCAGTACGACCAGGAATCATTTTAGATTTTCTGCATCTTATACCTAAACTTCTACATATAAAAATTAAATCATCTATTAATCTTTCGGATGTACTTACGAAATTACAGCTACCTGTAGAACTAGATGAACCGTCGGTATCCATAAGCCCTTGTAATAATTCTAATCTGGTGTTTACATCTGCATATTTATAATCGTCTGGTATAAACTTATTTTCTGCTTTTACTCTTACACCATACTGTTTTAGATATCTTCCTAATTGGTGTTTTGTTTTATCATGTGATAGTATCACATATGCAAAGCTATCGTCTACTTTTTTAATACTATAATTTGGTAGTTTCTCAGTTAAAATATCTACAATCTACTAATCGTCTGTAGAAAATCTTATCTGCGTTCCGCATATGTATCCATCTCCTAACAATACGCCCATTACGTATGGATCTACTAACGGGGCAGTTTGATTAAAATGCAAAGGATTAATTGATGGTAATTTGTATGGATAACAATATTTTCCAGGACTACCTTGCTACAACTTTAGTTTACTGTATTCTTCTGTAGTTTTAATATGTAATTTTCCTCTTGTAGAATTTAATGTAGACCATAAATGATTTTTGCCACATCTTACTTTTCTACCATCCTACAATTCTATTTCCCATACCTCTTGTTCACCTTGTTCTATTATTTCAATAACTTTACAAGGATCACCGCAAGGATTCATTACTAAATCTCCTACTTTTAAAGATCCCATTTCTACAAAACCAGTAGGTGTAAGAACTGGTTCACTATATGGCTATTCATATCCTTTACGACGAGATTTAAGTAGACATATATGTTTTCCTTTATCTTCTGCTTCCTGTACTGCCTAGAAGTAAAAATAGTCATAGTCATAGAAATCAGGGAATGTTACTACACTATCTCTTTTTACTTTAGTTTCTCCGTTAGGTAGTTTAGTAACAGTGTTAACTATACGTTGCATTGGACAAAAGTTAATATAAAAATAGTTATACCCAGTGATGTAATCTCCATCCTCTGCGGTATAACCATTAATGCAACGATCTTTCTATTCGTCCCAATATGTGTAATATTCAGTAGTACCAATTGGATACTAACAATAAGCTCCGGTCTTTAAGAACGTTAAAGCCGGAGTTCTAAACTTATCACTATTTATTATTTTCTTCTAGAAGTCAATCATAGTTTATTCTTTAAGCAGATAGCTTGCGGTCTATCTGCTTTAATTCTTTAGTTAGTTTAATATCTTTTAAAAATCTGTGCCCATTTAACACACTATAGACCATAGACTTACTTATATTTAACTTTTCAGCTATTTCAGATACTGATCCTTTTTCTTTTTTACCATCACATAAATGTGCAGTTACAATATATTTTATACTAAATTTAGTATCTTTAACCTGTACTATTTTAGTCTTTTTAGTTTCTAATTCTTCTAATGAGTAAGCAACTAAGAGATTATGTGTTTGTAAATACTTACCGCTAGCAGCTCTAGTTATATTAGATCTAGGTATTTTAGTTATATTTGAAGCGGCTGCTATACTAATAGCAAATATTGTAGTTTTATCCTTTATATTATAAAGGTATACTGGCTTATAAAATTTTTTAGCTACCTCTTTAGCAATGTTAGATATTTTTTTCTTTTGTTCTTTTGTCATCTTTAAACCAAGAACACCAAAGTCTCCACCTTTAGTACAATTATATCCTTTAGTATACCCTTCATATTGCTCTATGTATTTTATTTCTAAATCGTCTAATTTATTTATTAACTGTTCTGTAGTAATTGATTCGTCGGGTATAAAAGATTCTACTATATCTATAGTAAAGTTATGTAATCCGTATTTTTCTATAGCTCTATATAATGGTAAATCGTATCGTTTATTTCTAATATTGCTAAGATGATGTTTGAGTCTTTTTCTTATAGATACTCCTTGACCAATATAACATTTACCATTTATATTGTTTTTAAATAAGTAAATTCCAGCTAGTTTTGGATCTATATCTCTATACGTCATTATTAATTTTAATTAGTTGGAACGGTAGGATTCGAACCCACACACATACCGGGTTAGAGCCGGCGACGCTACCATTACGTTACGCTCCAGTGCCAGGGAATATTTAATGTCTGTCCCTGTCAGACCTCTCTATCAGTTCAACGAGATTATTTCTTAAACAAACTCTTTAGCCAATGAATAGTACGCTTGATCACACCTTTCTTATTAGGCTCAGCTACTGCTTCTTTCTTATATTCTTCAATTAAAGATTCACTAGCTTCTTTAACTGCTTTATCTGCTTTTTGTTTGTTATCAATTTCTTTTTCAAGCACATCACAAATCTCTTCTGTGCTATTGCATTCTGTTAAAACAAGTACTTTCTTCATAGTTTCTTTATTTATATTCATATAACGTACTCATTAATTTATTGTTATAAACTTGTGTATAATTTGCACAAATTAAGCTAATTCATAGGGATTAATCTGAGCATCTCCACGTACTTTAGTAGTACTAACTTCTTCAGCTTTAACTGCCTTTTCGAGGAAATCTAGTGTCTGAAAAGTAGCTTTTACTTTTTCCATACCAGCTAATAGATCTTTAATCTTCTTTTCATCTAGTTGCTCTTCTAGAGAATCTTC